GGCGGTCAATATAATAAGCTCTACAAAGAAGCAATGTTAGGTGAGATTGAGTTTAACTCAATTAAATTACCCTGGAGCGTGCATCCAGAGAGAGATGAAGAGTGGTTCCAGAGAGAAACTCGCAACATGTCAAAGAGGCAGATTGCCCAAGAGCTTCTGTGTGACTTTGTGGCATCAGGTGAGACATTTCTTCAATCTGATCATCTTGAGTGGATTAGGGAGAATATTCGAGAGCCAAGAGAAAGAAAATTTGAAGACAGGAATTTGTGGGTCTGGGAGAACCCATTGTCTGCTCACAAGTATGTAATGTCTGCAGACGTCTCTCGAGGAGATGCAAAGGATTATTCCACATGCCACGTCATCGATGTTACGACATCGGAAATTGTCGCTGAATACAAAGGTAAAATACCACCAGATAGATTTGGGGAAATGCTAGATGATCTAGGGCGTCAGTACAACAATGCTTTACTAGCCCCTGAAAACAACACCTTTGGCTACACTACTGTTATGAAACTAAAAGAGCTTAATTACCCTAATCTTTACTATCAAAAAGCCCGCGGTGTTTACCTGGGAAGCTACACACCCCAGTCTGAGAAAGAAGTGGGTGGATTTTCCACGCAAGGACAGTCTCGAGTTCAAATTATTTCTAAGCTCGAAGAGATGATTCGTAACAAGATGCTTAAGACATACTCACAGCGCCTTTATGATGAGCTTAAAACCTTTGTCTGGAAAGGGCAAAAACCCCAGGCAATGAAAGGCCAGCACGATGATCTCGTGATGAGCTTAGCGATTGGAACCTGGCTTTTCGATATATACGGAGGCGGTGGCGGATCGTCTAATTCTGACCTTAACGAAGCAATGATCGCAGCAATGTCTACGGAGTCTCGTCCTGCCTCTGATCTTTCTCAAGATAGAAGAGCACCGTTCCCTACCAACCCATTCAAACCTGTCCAGCAAGAATCGTGGGAAAAGGGTAATAAAGGGTTTGACCCTAAGAGAGATTATGACTGGTTGCTTAAATAGCTTTACAAAACCCACAAAAGATTATATTTATTTGACGTAGTGCTCACTACCTCTAATGTAGGAGCGGCAAAGAATGGCCGAAAACGATAATTTCTTTAATAGGCTCACCAGGCTCTTTAGATCTGGCCCACTTGTTAAGAGAAAAGTTAAAGCAGCGAGAGCTCCCAACATGGGAACTCTTCTCCAGCAGTTTCAAAAATCTCAAAGTCACGTTTACGCAAACGCGATCAGCGCATACGGGATGTACGATCGCATGTCCCGATATGCCGACTTCCAGGAAATGGAAGCAACTCCTGAGATTGCATCTGCTCTCGACATCTATGCAGATGAGTCCGTATCACAAGATGAGGTCGGACGCTGCTTGCACATCTATTCAGAGAATGATAAGATTAGAAGGGTTTTAGAGGAGCTTTTTTATGACAACCTCAACATCGACTTCAATCTTAATCCATGGGCAAGAAATCTTTGTAAGTACGGGGACTTCTTTCTCTTTCTAGACATATCTCCAGAATACGGTGTCCTGAACGGGATTCCGATCCCTGTTAATGAGATCGAACGCGAAGAAGGCTTTGATCCTGATGATCCGATGGCAGTGCGATTCCGGTGGGTAACTCAAGGAAATAAGATTCTTGAGAACTGGCAGATCGCCCACTTTAGGCTTTTAGGTAACGATGCATTTCTCCCCTATGGCTCTTCTGTTATCGAACCAGCACGAAGGATTTGGCGACAGCTTATCCTCATTGAAGATGCAATGCTTGTTTATCGCGTGATTCGTTCACCGGAACGACGGGTTTTTAAAATCGATGTCGGAAACGTTCCACCAGAAGAAGTTCAAAACTACATGCAGCAGGCGAAGTCTGCGCTTAGAAGCTCGCAAGTTGTAGACAAAACTACGGGACGTGTCGATCTTCGCTACAACCCGCTTTCAGTTGATGAAGATTATTTCCTTCCCGTCCGCGGCCAAGCAGATGGTACTGCTATCGATACACTTGCAGGCGGGCAGAACACCACAGCTATTGAGGATGTTGAGTACATCCAAAAGAAACTTTTTGCGGCACTTAAGGTTCCAAAGGCTTACTTGGGCTACGACGAAATGCTTAGCTCTAAAGCAACATTGGCCCAAGAAGATATTCGTTTCTCTAGGACGATCAACAAGGTCCAAAGGGTCATGATATCAGAGCTTAACAAGATCGCAGCTGTTCATCTTTATGCTAACGGCTTTGACGGAGAAGATCTTGTAGACTTCACTCTTAAGCTTTCAAATCCATCAACCATAGCACAACAACAAAAGCTTGAGCTCTTTAGAACAAAGTTCGAAATCGCCGGCCAATCACCTGAAGGTATGCTTTCTAGAGACTTCTTGAGAAAACGTGTTCTCGGTCTTACAAACGAAGAAATCAAGATGATTGAAGAGCAAAAAGAAGAAGATAAGATGCGTGATCTGGAGGTTGAAGCTATTACGCTTCCTGAGACTGAAGGTGAAGCTGCATCCCCTGCAGGCATTGACTTAGGCGAGGAAGAACCTGCCCCACCCGAAGAAGAAGATCTTGAGACAGCACAAGAGAAAAAGGGTGATGACTTACTTTTAGGGACTGATGATGTTCCCCAAGAGGAAGCAGAAGAAAAGCCGGCAAAATCCGAAAAGCCTGTAAAAGCAAGCTCAAATGTAAAGGGGCCCAACAAGCCACGATCAGCTAACAAAGCGTTTGATGGAAGAGTTTATCAACTGAGGCCGCAAGGTTCCCCGGGATACACAAGCTCTAAGAAAGAAAGATACATTAATAACAGTCTTGGTGACAAGGAAGCTATTAGCCCAGACTTAAGTGTTAGGTTCGAAAGTCAAGTGAATAGACAAAACCAGATGTCTGCACAGCTCAAACAGACTTTAAAAAGCCTTGAGAAAAGCATAGGTAATATAGGAAAGTCCTCTGCTTTGCTCGTTGAGGGAGATAATGATGACGAGACATAATAAAAAAAGAAACTCTGGCCTTCTTTACGAGTTTTTAGTAAGAAAGATTTCTCGATCTTTAGTGGAGGGCGACAATAGTAGCGCCAACATTTCTAAGAATATTCTAAAAAAATATTTTTCTACTGGGACCGAAGTTCACAAAGAGTACAGGCTTATCAATGCTCTTGTTAATGTTCCCGTAGGAAGTGAGGCTGTTGCACAAGCAGTTTTACAGGAAGCAAGAAATGCATCACGCAGGTTCGACTCTAAGATGCTGAGGACTGAGAAAGATAATTTGATAAGAGAGATAAATCATGAATTTGGGCCTGAGGCAGTCTATGCTGAATCAGTTCCAGACTATAAGTCATATGCTACGGCTTCTACTCTTGTGAAGTACTGGAGAGAAGAAAAGGAACTTGATCTTAGTACAGTCGTTAGATACGAAAAAGTTCTTATCGAATCTTTGGCACGCCCCCTTGAAGAAAAAATAATAGAGGAAGCAGATCCTCAAGTTGACAATCTCGTAGTCAAAGTTGCGACTGATAAGATGCAAAGAAAATATGAGACAAGACTGAATAAAACGCAATCAGATCTTATCAATCTTTACGCAGTTGAAAACAAGCACGATGCCACGAGAGAGATGATTGAGGGCATCGTAGAAAGCACGCTGGCAAATTTAAAAGCTTACGGTGCATCCCAAAATGAAAGTTTTGCAAGCAAGGTTCAAAGCGTATCTGAAAGCATTAGAAGCCTCAATATCGAAGAAGTCAATGATACCCTTATTGCTAAAACCCTGGAGATCGTTGAGCTAAATGAAGAATTACAGGGAGCTATAAAATGAAATTATTGACCGAGTGCATGACATTTGAATATGATTCGAATCTTATTAAAGAGCAGGCGCAAACTGAGGATGGTAGATTTCTTATGAAGGGAGTTTTGCAGAAAGCAAATACTCTTAACCAGAATGGGCGAGTTTATCCCCTTGATATTCTCCGGAGAGAGGTGCAGAACTACCAGCGATTTATCGATGAAGGTAGAGCTCTTGGCGAACTAGATCACCCGGATACTTCTGTTGTTGAACTAAAGAATGTTTCTCATGTAATTCGAGAAGCACATATGGATGGCGACATCTGCTACGGAACTCTTGAGGTCCTAGATACACCGAACGGGCAAATATTAAAGAGCTTGGTTGAGAGTGGTATCAAGATAGGCATTTCTTCTCGCGGCGTAGGCTCTACGCGAAGCGAAGGCGGCCACCAAGTTGTTCAAGATGATTTCCAATTAATTTGCTGGGATATCGTGTCAGAGCCTTCAACACCAGGTGCCTTCGTAATGAAGGAAGGTAGAGACCTAACACCGGATGAGATCGCCCAGGTTCAAGCTTATTTTGGTCCAGGAGACAAGATCAACCGGATCATGAATTCAATTTTAGAATGGAATGGAGACGCAAATGCCTCTTGATTACCCAAACTGGGGCGCAGGTGATGTCCCATCTTACCAACTCTCAGGTGTGCCATTTGTTACATCATCAAATGGTGCTGAAGTGAGCACAACCCCAGTCAAGGTACAATTACCTGGCGTCTCAAGATTTCTAGTTATTAAAGAAACCGCAGGCCAGGATCTGAGAGTAGGCTTTTCCGTTGCTGGTGTCAACGGCACCGGAGGCGTTTCTGGCTCGGTTCCTACGAATCCAGCTGGTGGTGAGTCTGCTGCTGACAGAAGAAACTATTTTGTCGTAGAAGCTAATACTACTTCTCCCCGACTAGAGATTAGATGCAAGACCCTTTACTTCCGTCGCGACGGTTCCTCCGACGCCGGATTTTCCATCATCGCAGGAATCACACCAATAGGTACCAGCCAGTTCCCGCCTCTGACAGGATCCAGCGGATATGACGGGATCGGATAATGAAATTGACCCGAGCTAAGCTTAAAGATCTTATAAAAGAATGCATTGTTGAAGTGCTAGCTGAAGGGCTTGGTGGAGCAACCTTGACCGAGGCTTCTGTGAAAGCAAAGCCGGCCAGAAATCATAAGAAAACACACACGCATACTCGGCGCAAGGCTTTGGATTCTATAAAATTCGACCAGCGAGTAAATGAGGCTGCATCATCAATGACCGCAGATCCCGTAATGCAATCTATCTTTTCAGATACAGCAAAAACAACCCTTCAAGACCAGCTCCAGCACACGCATAATTCTCCTTCCATCCCCCCGGGCGCTGATGCTGCAACACGTGCTGCAGCCCTTTCCACGCCCGAGGATCTTTTTGAAGGATCTTCTAATTGGGCTACCCTGGCATTTAATGACGGCATCAACAAATAATTTCAAGTTTGTTTTGAGAGTATATTTACTACCGTTAGGAGAATCCTATGGCACGCAATAAATTTTCTCACAATAGCATGGGGAACCTTATAGAGGTTCGAAACCCTTCTAATCCCGGTCTTCCCGGAAATAGAAATGACGCTACGCTTAAAGAAGCTTTCGGATCTTCTCCGATCTATTCTCCTGGTGCAGACAATACTGTTAAGAAGCAGTTTGAAAATCTAGTAATGCAAGGTGTCCTTGTAGGGGAGGGCCGCAAAGGATCTGGTTTTGGATTTTCCATTTTTAATAGAGACTTTGTCGATGCTCCTGAAGTTGAGGGAGTTGAGAAAGATAACAGTGGAGCCGCCGTGGCAAGTCCATACGTTCCTAATGTTGCATCACCAAACTCTTCGGGACAAGTTGAAAAAGTTGTTGTTCCAAACCGACCTGCAGGCGGAGATTTTGTAGGTGACAGCTTAAGAGATCCAAAAAGCACCTCGGCAGATATTTCTAACGTGAAGATAGGTTCTTATGGTCTTGGCGTAAGCTCAAACCAGAGTTAATATTTTTTAATGTCAGCACTTTATGAAGCATACGTAAGCTTTCCGCGCTATGACGCACGAAGCGGGCTTGGTTATGGTGCTGCAGATTCTGCTGTAAAACCAGGCCTATCAGTCGGAAAACCGATGTCAATGCCTGGGCTCTATCCCTACAAAGAGCCTCCCACAGACGTCGATGACGACGGAGAAGACCTTCCCGCCAAGGACAAAAAGAAGGTAATTAATAAAGTGGGTGGCATTACTCGTATTAACGATCCTTTTTCTAGTAACTGGGTAGATAGAGGCGCTTTTGTTAACTGGGCAACTCGCCTTGATTTATACGAAGCAAGAAACGCAGTAGACTTAGAGGACGTTGTAAGAGGACTCGAGGGAAGTAGTTCAACAGGTGGCATGAGTCAATTTGTTGCTATGGGAAATGGGGCGGGAATTTATAAGACCCGGTATGGAAAAACAATAGGAATGGATATAGGCGGCAGGCCACAATCATATTCTGCGACAAAGACAACAAAGAAGATACCTCCATCTTTATCAGACTTTATCAAAGACTATCTAAGGGATGAAGATGAAGAGATCTAAGAAGTTTCCCGCAGAATATGGTGTCGTTGTAAGGTCTAGACCAAGAGAAAGTACCGACAAATTAATTGCCCGTTTTAAGAGGATGTATAAGCGCTCTGGGTTACAAACTGAAGTAAGAGAAACGTATATGCAGCGCTTTATGTCAAGATCAGAGAAAAAGAGAATGAAAAAAAATAGAGCAAAGAGAAGGGCTCTGAAAAACAGCAAAGGGTGATTTTTTCTTCGAATAATCATATTTAACAGTGTAGATGGGTGAGGACTATGACCAGTAATCTCTATGAAGAAGCCATTGCAGATGCTCGAAAGTTACGTGAGATAGCTGAGCAAAATGCTAAAAATGCGATCATTGAATCGATAACACCAAAAATTCGTGACTTAATAGAATCCCAAATAATTGGGGACGAAGTGGATTTTGACGAATCTGATATCATAGAAGAAACAGCTGCTCAGGCTTCTCAAGATGATGATCAAGAATTCGATATGACTCCCGAAGCTGCGCAAGAGCTCAGGACCATGCTTGAAAACGATTCGCCTGAAGAGCAGGACGCTCCACCCGATCCCAATAGCGAAGAAGCTTCAATAGTTTCTTCTGCCGCTTATATCAAAGAATGCAATGAGTACATCGAGACAGTCCGCGAAGTACTCGAAAAAGTCAGGGGAACTAACCCGGCTGAACTTAATGAACAGGACTTACAAAAATATTTGGCTCTGGTCGCAATATCAGACCGAGCAGTTAATAAATTATCCGAAATGATGGCAACCGCCGAAGGTATGCAAATCTTCGAAGGTGTCATCCAGAACTCTCAAGATCAGATTCACAACTTTAAAAAGGAGATAAAAGAAATGAAGAGATCACTAAGGGACCTATTGTCCGAGGAAGTTATAACCATAGAGCTGGATCTCGGTGAGGATGCCGTAGTGGATTCTGAAGAAATCTCAGTTAAGGTTAAAGAAGAAGAGCCCCCACTTATCGACGCCGAAGCCGGCGAAGACGAAGAAGAGGGCGACGAAGATGTCGATGTCGAAGAAGTCGATGTCGATGTCGATGTCGATGTCGAAGAAGACAAAGTCAAAGTCGGAGAGCTTGAAGAGATGATCCTTGAGCTTGAAGAGGAAGAGGAAGAGGAAGAAGACATGGAAGAAGATGACATGATGGAAGGCCTCGACGACGACACTGTTCTTGAAATTGACGAAAACATGCTGCGCGAGGAGCTCGCTAAGATTATGCAAGAAAGCGAAGAGTCCGCAGAAGAAGTTATTGAAGAAGCCTCGGAAGAGGAAGAAGTATTAGAAGAAACGGCCGAGTCAGTCGCCACCGAGCAAAATGACGAACTCCAAGCCGAGATAGAGAGCTATCAGAGCGCAGTTGCTGACCTCCAGTCACAACTCGCCGAGATGAGCTTGTTTAACGCGAAGCTGCTCTACACCAATAAGCTGCTAATGAATAGCGATCTCAGCCAGACCCAACGGGCACAGGCCATAGAAACGCTCGATGACGCCGCAAGCTTGCGAGAGGTGAAGCTTCTATTTAAGACTCTTACAGAGTCATTTAGTAAGCGCGCAGAGGATAAAACATCTTCTCGCAATATCGGCGGCGCAAGTCGTCCAACCAAGTCTGCATCAATGAACTTGAATGAGTCCACCGAGGCTAATCGATGGGCATTGCTGGCAGGCATAAAGTAAAGAAAACTTTAAAATCTAAGGGAGATTTATAATGTCTAAGTTTTCACTCGAAACGCTAGCCGAAGGAATTCGGTCGCGTCACATGGGTGAGGAGAACTCCCGCTTGGTCGAAAAGTGGTCTCGCACCGGTCTGCTCCGCGGCCTGGAATCAACAAAGCGCGAAAACATGGCGCGCCTTCTTGAGAACCAGACTGCAGAGCTTCTTCGTGAGCAAAGCACAATCGGCACAGGCGGCGGAGCTGGCACCGCTTCTGGTGACCTTCGCGGTTTCTCCAATATCGCCTTTCCAATCGTTCGTCGTGTATTCGGCGGACTTGTCGCAAATGAGCTGGTATCCATCCAGCCCATGAGCTTGCCTTCTGGCCTGCTCTTTTATCTTGACTACACCTACGGTTCTAACGTTGGTGGTGACGCATCTCTCACAACGGGCGATGCAGGAACCTACGACAAAGAAACGTATCAGCGTGGTCAATCCATCTATAACAACCCAACTGGCAAGGGCGTACGCTCTGGTTCATTGGCAACAGGCGGTCAGTATGACTTGGTCGGTGCAACTTACTCTAAGGTGCACAGCTCCTCGATCTCACCAACCGTTATGTTTGCTGGTGCACACGGTGCAAACTCATCCTTGACATCCGGTTCGTTGTGCCATGCCACAGGTTCAGATGCTAAGTTGCTCCAATTCGATCCTCAAGTTCTTGACTTGATCGAAAACGATCCCGGTCTTGACGGTGATGGACGCTTCTGCATCGTCATTGTGGACGTCACTGATGCACCCTTTAACAATGTCGATCTTACGAACGCCAAGGACATTTCCTTGTTCTCAGCAGTTCCTGAGGTTCGTACAGGTGTTAAAGAGCTTGGTGCTAGCTTCCAGGGCGGCAAAGGTATTCTTAACCTCCGTCGCTTGAACCAGCTTGGTACGTTTGCGAACAACAAGTTTACCGCAGATCCCATGGTAACAAGAAGCACATCAAATGCTGCTCTCTTGACAGTTATGTCTGGTAACTTCAGCGGTAAAATTGATGCCGGTGATGCTGCTACAGCATACCTCTCAGCATCATATGCCATTGGCCCAACATTGAATGTAGAAGACGGTTCTGGTTCTACCCTTACCATTCCTTCATTCGAATCTGATTTCGGTACTACACCTTCACCAGTGATCCCTGAAATCGACATTAAGGTTGAGTCCATCGCAGTTACAGCTGCTACACGCAAGCTGAGAGCTCGTTGGTCGCCAGAATTGGCACAGGACCTTAACGCATACCACAGCCTTGACGCTGAGGTTGAGTTGACACAGATCCTTTCTGAGCAAGTTGCTCTTGAAATCGATCGTGAAATCCTGAATGACCTGCTTAGCGAAGCCCAGGGCGCAAACCTTTACTGGTCACGTGCTCCAGGCAAGTTCCTGAACAAGGAAACAGGCGCCGAAGTTAAGTTGAATGACAGCTTATCTGCAGGTCCTCGTTTCACAGGCACAGTTCGCGAATGGTACGAGACCCTGGTCGAGTCCGTTATCGATGTTGCTAACACCATCCACCGCAAGACACTCCGTGGTTCCGCGAACTTCGTGGTCACCTCTCCGGATGTCTGCACAATGTTCGAAGCTTCAGTGATGTATCGCCCAAGCCTCAGCATTGACAGCGAAGGTCAGGTTTCCTCCCCATTCAGCCTCGGTGCTGAAAAGGTTGGTACCTTGAGCAACCGCTTTACGGTCTACAAGGACCCATACTTCCCTCGCAACAAGATTCTTGTTGGTTATAAGGGTGGTAGCTACCTTGAGACAGGATACGTTTATGCTCCGTATGTTCCGCTGATCGTCACACCAACGATCTTCGCGCCAGAAGACTTCACCCCTCGTAAGGGCGTGATGACTCGCTACGGCAAGAAGATGGTTCGCGCTGACTTCTACGGTACCGTTACGGTTGCTGACTTGAACGTCATCTAAGCGACAATAGAAACTTCGGTTTCATGAAGGGGAGTCCGAAAGGGCTCCCCTTTTTTTTGTCTCTTTATTTCCTTAAGATTCCAGCACGGGAACATATCTAATAGTAGGCCCGTCACATTGCATAAGGGTGAACTCGCCACCGTGCCGGAATCATGCGAACAAAATAAAGGAGAAAATTATGCCAAAGGTTATTATTTCTGATGATAAAGGTCTGAACCAAACCGCAGGTTCGGGGCTGGAGTCTAGGAGCGCTCACTATAGTAGCTACGGGACTACTACAGCTTTAGCAACAGGTTCTTTCCCGCTTCTTCCTGCGGGAATAGTAAACACTGTTGACAGCACTAACAACGCACATGGTGTTAGATTGCCCAACGCTGCAGGAGCAGGTCAGATCATGATCGTTAGAAATGTAGACAGTGCTCAGGACTGCGTTATTAGAAATCAAGCTGAGACAGGTGCCATCCTTGTCACGCTCGGCGAAGGTAAGACTGCTCTTTTCGTAAGTACAGCTTCTGGAAATAACTGGTCTGGAAGTCAGCTCGACTAAAAGAAAACTCAAAAGTGTTATTGCAATCAAGGTGCTCAATCGAGCACCTTTTTTGTTTGAATATTTTCTTCTTTTTTAAGATCTTCCCCATATCTAATAGTAGGCCCGTCACATTGCATAAGGGTGAACTCGCCACCGTGCCGGAATCATGCGAACAAAATAAAGGAGAAAATTATGCCAAAGGTTACGTATTCAGATTCGAAGGGGCTCGTCCAGACGTCAGGTGCTGGGATGGCTCTAACCGGCTTCATGCATGGTCAAAAATGCCCACAGAAGTCGGTAACAAGCACAGACACGCTTACTGTTGAAGACAGTGGCAAGTTAATTACCCTGACGGGATCAGCATTTACTTTGTCGCTGCCCAGTGTCTCAGCGGCAAAAGGATGCCACTATACGATCGTTGCTGGTCAAGCTGCGAATTATGTCCTTTCTGAGCTCGTCGGAACTGACGACAACGTTTTGACGATGGTAAGCGTAAATGCGTCTGCTACTGAAAGAGATCACGCTTTTACCACAGCTACTCTGAGTGGCGGAGCTATCGGAGACAGGTTTTACGCCGTCTCTAACGGAACTTGGTGGGTCATCACGGCCTTCGCCAATGCTGCCGTAGCCGCCGCATAATATAGTGGTTGACAGCTAAGACTTAGTACTGTCACACTAGAAGAGAAAGGCGCCCCCAAGTGGGGCGCCTTTTTTTTTGTTCGTTTTTTCGTCTAGACCTAAGTCTCGTGACTTCATACTTATACTGTGAGAGTTTCTGGAGAGCCTTGTGGCAACATTCGCTAATACAACTAACCCAACACCATTCGGTGCTTTTGATAGTGACTCAGAGTTTCAATCTGAAGCAGACAAGATGGTTACTTTTGTTAAGAGGAAGCTCGGAGATGACATTCTGTCTGTCGAGTTGACCAAAAAGCAGATCTGGGCTTGTTTCGAAGAATCTTTCTTCCAGTACGGGCAGATTGTTAATGAATACCAAGCTAGGTCACAATTATCGACTTTTTTAGGGACTTCAACTGGAAGCATGTCGGGATCTGAGCAAAAGTTCCCGCATGAGACACTGCAGTTCTTAGAGAGGATGGCAGAGCCCTATGCCTTTGAAGCAGGTGTAGGAGGCTCGTACGACTCAGTCTCAGGATCGATTCAGCTAATCAAAGGCCAGCAAGATTATGACATTTACGATAAGCTACAAGATGATTCTGGAAATTTGTTGTATTCTTCGTCTCTCAATACCTACAGTTCCAAAATGAAGATTCAAGAAGTTTTCCACTTCAATCCCCAAGCAGCATATCGATTCTTCGATACAACCTCAGCTATCAATTACCTTAATAATGAATTTTCTTTTGAGTCTTTCACCCCGGAAACTATCTTTTATGTTCTCCCTGTTTTTGAAGATATCTTGAGGGCAGGGCAAATGGATGTTTCCCACCGTGTACGAAGATCTAATTATTCTTTTAAGGTGATCGGAACCAAGATAAGAATCTACCCAACGCCTTCAGGAGATCAGACTAATCGAAAACTATGGATAAGAGTGGCATTTGCACCTGACCCCCTTAACCCCTCTTACGGGGATGATACAATATACGGTGTATCCAATTTATCCAATGTTCCCTTTGGAGATCTTACTTATTCTAACGTAAATTCAATAGGTCGTCAATGGGTAAGGCAGTATGCACTTTCTCTTTCTACAGAGCTTCTGGGCCTGGTAAGATCTAAGTTCAAATCTTTACCAATACCAAATGCAGATATCCAGCTTGATGGAGATAATCTGATATCACAGGGAAGAGAAGATAAGAAAGAGCTGGTTACAAAGCTCCGTGAGATGCTTGATTCTCTGACGTATGATAAGATTATTGAGATGAACGCTATCAAGGCCGAGAATATACAGAAACAACTTAGAACCATTCCGATACCTAACGGTAATGCAATTACAATGGGTTAGGGAGAGATAGTTGGGACGCCTTTTTATAACGCCAAGAGAGATTGATCTTGTAAATGATCTAACCAAAGAGATCATCAAGGATGTAGTCGGTCAAAAGATTTACTACTACTCTATATCTGCAGCCAAAACCAAGATCAGCACGCTTTATGATGAAGCACCAGAAAAGATTTTTGAGACCCCCTTGGAGTTGGACTGCTTAGTAGATTACCAAGAACCAACTTTCAAAACTGACAAGTACGGACCAGAAAAGACCCAAAATATTGAGGTGTTTATCCAGTCTAGAGATTTACTGGATAAGGAAATTAATATTCTCGTAGGAGACTTTTTCACTTACGGGACAGTCATATTTGAAATAACGTCAGTGACGACAACAAGAAATCTTTTTGGTCAGATTGAGCACAGTGACGGAATTAAGCTTATTGGCAAGCAAAGCCGCAAGCAGGTTTTCTTCACTAAGGTGCTTGGACCAACAGATGAGGAATACTCAGATCCTGATGCTGTGCAAGATACATTTGTCCAGCAACGTGGGTTTAAAGATAATGAGCTTGGGCCTACGGGTGATGTTCGATCATTGAGAGAAAAAGGTGTCCTTGCTGATCCTATCACAGGTCCTAAGCAGGTCTCTGAAAAGGGTGACCCGCAGGATGTGGGATCTGCTTTCTATGACGAGTAAATAAAATGACTGTAAGACAATCAATTACGAATCCATCTCTCAATCCTGCGAATAAGCAGGATAGAATTAATTCTGGGCTAGAGGGACAAAACATTCCTGATGATTTTTATCTTCCTCCGTGCGGCCTAGAGGATATCGATCGAGCGCTCTTTGATCTCTTTGACAAAGAAATACAGTTTGCTATTACACAAAATAATGAAACTAGAAAAGTACCAGTAGTCTTCGCGACGGGAGAAAGATTCGCTCTTATTAAGCGGAATGAGCCAATCAGAGATGAAAACGAGGCTCTGATTTTACCCCTCATATCCATACGCAGAACTGGCATCGACCAGGCTGCAGGCTTTGAAAGGCTTGCAGACACGGGTGACCTGGTTATTAAAAGAAGATTAAGCAAAAGAGATCCCATTTATCAAAACCTAGTAAATCCAAAAAATATTAGAAACCAAGATAATGTGAGATCCGAGGAGCATAATGCAAATGCTACCAATCCTATCTCCGCTAAGCCGGGCACTGTTAATTCTCGACGCCTCCCTGTAAAAACAGCCTCAGGAGGGCCAGTTCTTTCTAATTCTCTTGATTCTCATCACATCTATGAGATCATTACCATACCTTTTCCTCATTTCATTAACGTGAGTTACGAGGTGACATTCTGGACATCTTACACTCTACATATGAATAACATGATTGAGAAGCTCGTGGGATCTTACACGGGCAACAGAAATCAATTTAAGATAACTTCCGATAAGGGGTACTGGTTCGTAGCGTACCCAGACAATACAGTCACAAATCAAGATAACTTTGATGACTTCACCAACGATGAAAGAATTGTAAGGTATAGCTTTAACATGCAGGTACCAGCTTACATCGTCGCATCAGAAAACTCAGGCGATATGCGACCATTCAGGAAGTTTGTATCTGCTCCTGATCTCGCATTCGAGGTATTCACAGCAAATGCGCCAATCGTCCAACATCCTCCTGGATTACCCGATCCTACGGGCGATATCGATCAATTTATTTTAAGCGATGTCAACAATATAAACTCTGCCGGAGATATCGTTGAGAATGATCGATTATCGTACTTAAAAGCCCAGGCTAGAATAAGAAATCCTTTCACTGACGAGGATGAAATTGAGTATTTAAAAGTGCTCACTCAGAACCAAAGACAGGGCGAGACAGTTGTCAGCGCCCGGATAGTTACCAAGATCGAAGATCTGTAAGGTGATATTTGGCAGAAAGAAGCATATTTATAGGCGTGCATAAGAGTCCTGTAGGAGACTGAACATATGGCTGAACAGACTTTTAGATCTCCCGGATTCTTTGAGCAAGAGGTTGACTTAACACAGAGAGTTCAATCACCAACGGGAACTCCGGCAGGAGTAGTTGGTACTGCTCAGAGAGGTCCGGCATTTGTTCCTGTGACCGTCGGGTCTTTTGTAGATTTCCAGACTAAGTTTGGTAATCTTGATTCCAAAAGATTCGGCCCGTACGCAGTTAACGAATTTCTCAAGAATAGAGATGCTGTTACGTACGTGCGCGTTCTCGGCGCCGGCGCAAATGATGAGACAGAAGAAATTAATACTACCCGTGTGCAAGGAAGCGTGAAAAATGCAGGCTTCAAGATCACACCAATTACAACAGATAAAAGGCTCGGTCTTTCTACGACACATATCCTTGCTGCTAAACACCACATTTCTGCATCAGAACAATATGGATTCCCAATTTTCACACATAACGATTCATATAATTCATCTGCAGATGCCAATCTGGTAAGAGCAGTTATCTTCACTACAACAGACTCCAGAGTTGGTGTGTTGAGTGCATCTTTCGATGGCACCGACATGAGCGCTGCTTTTTGTAAGTCAGGCGGAGATGCTCTTGCAACGATCGGAACGTCAGGAGACTTAAAAGACAAGTTCAAGTTGTTTATCTCCTCATCTGATACTTCATTTGCAACAACCGACGGTCAACCGGGCATGAGGATTCTTACTGCTTCTCTTGATCCGAGGAACAAGAATTACATTAGAAATATTCTAAATACAGATCCTGCTCAATTCTCAACTCAAAAGCATCTTCTTTATGCTGCATTTGATGTTGAATACTGCCTGGCATCAATTTCTTCTGATGCTAATTCGGTAGGAATGCTTTCAGGATCAGCCGTGGTCTCTAATGACAATGCGGCAGGTGAAAGCTTCTTGACGGCGTTTGGTAGATACGACACCAGATACAACACGCCAAAAACAACAGATTTTATCTCCCAGCCTTTCGGCACAACAGAGTATCCTCTCTTTAGTTTTGAAACTATTGACGACGGTGCCTTTGCTGCAGGCAAATATAAGATTTCTATAGCAAACATTCGCGGGTCCCTTGACGAGAATAATCCGTACGGAACCTTCACAGTCCAGGTCCGAGCTTACAGTGACAATGACAAGTCGAAGGAAGTCTTGGAAGAATACCCACAATGCGATCTTAATCCTAATTCCGAGAAGTTTATAGGGAGAATGATCGGGGATAAAAAAGCATTCTTTAACTTTGATGCTGAGCTTGAATCAGAGAGAAAAGTAACTGTATCGGGCAAATACCCTAATATGTCAAACGTCGTTCGAGTCGTACTCAGCGACGATGTTGTCAACGGAAATGTCCCAGCAGAAGCCTTACCTTTTGGTTTCAAGGGAATCCCAGCCCTTAAGACGAATGATAAGCTTGATGACTTTACCTCGCAGGCTGAAGTCGGATATCGCCTTGGAGGAAGAATTGGCAACGCTGCAACAGCCCTTCTCCAGGCATCGATTCTGCCGCCTGTCCCTTACACGTTTAAGTCGACAAACGGAGCAGTTAAAGACGGATCCGTTTTCTTCGTCGGCCAACAGGGAACCCAAGAAACAGTAGACAATAGAATCTACTGGGGTGCTAAAACAACTATGCTTGCAGCAGACAAGAGCGTCCAAAGTTCAGGTATTACGAACTCTGCCCTTAAGTCAAATGCAGGAACTTCTGTGAACCTAGGTTTAAAAGATCAAGCCAAGTTCCTCGGCATTTCGAAAATGGATGTGTTGCTGACAGGATCCCAGATCATTCCTGCCAAGGCAGGCGATCGCAAGACATTCAATAACAATAAGTTTACCCTCGCCCGCGTCGCACTTTCCCGACAGGCAGGACTTTCCGATACAGGGGCTTACACAGATACTGAGATCACAGGAACTATCGGTTCCAACATGCTTGAAGCAGCATACATTCGTGATGCCTATGTTGATCCCACCACTTACACAGTTTCTGACGGAACAAGGCTTAACAGAATTACATTCGCAACCCTGCTAAACCAGACGTCTTCTGTAACGTTTAATAAGTTCACGGATTACATGAAGTTTACTAACGTTTTCCACGGCGGATTCGATGGCCTTAACATCTTAGATAAGAACGCTACCAGAATGAACGATAAGTCGATTTCCCTTGATACGGGTGGTGGCGCTAATTCATCATTTACGTCTCCTGGCATGGCATCGAATATGGCAGGAGCAGGCAAAGATAACAATGCCGTTCGATCTTATAGAGCTGCCATCGACGTAATGACAGATAGGTTTGCTTCTAATATTAATATTCTGTCTATTCCAGGCGTGAGAGAAACATTTGTAACAGATCATGCAATAGACAAGGTCAAGGATTTTGGGCAAGCCCTCTACTTGATGGATATACCTGAATATGATAGCGACGGAAACAGGCTGTACGATGATTCAACAAATCGCCCAAGCGTTTCCAAGACCATCGCGAATTTCGAGGCACGTACTATTGATAGCAATACAACGGCAACGTATTTTCCAGGTGTGATTATCACGGATGATAGCAACGGATCAAGCGTTAATGTTCCTCCCTCTATAGCAGCCTTAGCTGCTCTAGGATTTAATGATCGGGTAAGCTTCCCGTGGTTCGCACCTGCAGGATTCAATCGAGGATCACTTGATTTTGTCCAGAATGTGGATGTTCGACTCTCTGCGGGAGACAGGGATTCGCTTTATGATGCACGAATTAATCCTATTGCTACTTTCCCACAGCAAGGATTCGTGATCTTTGGGCAAAAAACCCTGCAGATGGCAAAATCTGCGCTGGATAGAGTTAACGTAAGAAGAATGCTTCTTGAGGTTAAACGAATAGTTTCGCAAGTGGCAAATGGATTTGTTTTTGAACAGAACACTCCTGCACTAAGAGCTAAATTTATTGCTGATGTATCACCTTTGCTTGCAGTAGTTCAGGCACAGAGTGGGATTGAGCAATTCAAAGTTGTAATGGATGACTCTAACAACACCGCTGACGATATTGAGTCTAATAGGCTGAATGGACGCATTGTGATTGTCCCGACAAGAAGTATTGAGTTTATATCAATTGACTTCGTCATAACAAATGCCGGCGTAAGCTTTGAGTAGAGCATAGTTAGAAATGATGATTTGGAGATTTAGATAATGGCCGAACGTACTTTTAAAAGCCCAGGCGTAAGAGCTTTTGAGATCGATAGGTCTGGGCCTACCCCAACCGGTCCAACGGGCGTTCCAGCAGGCGTAATAGGCACTGCTAAAGAAGGCCCAGCTTTCGTACCGATCACAGTTGCCGACTTCTCCGAATTTGAATCTAAGTTTGGATTTGTAGGCGGCGATGAGTTCGGACCTATCGCTGCACAAGAATGGCTCAGAAATGCTGGGTCCCTTTCTTATGTGCGAGTACTTGGAGCCGGCAACGCGAAGAAAAGGTCTTCAAGCGATGGAACGGTTACGAACGCAGGATTTATCGTAGGCCAGAGATTACCTTTGGATTCTGGGCTTTTAGGAGACAATCCAGAAGCAAACACCGGCGGAGAAGGAGAAGGAAGAACTTACTTCCTCGGATGCTACATGTCGCAATCCGCAGGATCAACAATCTTCTCCGATGCCGGAATAGGATCTGCTCAAAATCTTGGTACCACAGTCGCAGCTTCAGTCCTTCGTGGTGTGCTAATGGCAGCATCAGGTGTCAACCTAAGGCTTTCATGCTCAAATGGTACGATGGGCCAGGGAAACACACCAACATCAACAATGACATCATCAATGTCAGGCCAGGGCAACCCATCCGCTGGTTTCTTAACGGGTACAATTAACTTTTCTAACGGGTCCCCTAAGTTTACCATGCTTTTGCCTGGCCACAAAGGAAAAGATTATCCTCGAGTTCTTACAGCATCTTTAAATCCTGATGACAAAGATTACTTTGCAAACATCTTCAATAAAGATCCCCAACAAGTTCAGAAGCACGGCTACGTTCTTTACTCGCATTATGATGTATATCCAGAATATGCCGTCGTGACAGGTTCGGGAATCTTGGCAACAGGATCAAGCGTTGTGAACGGCGCAGTGTCAGGCTTATACTCAGGAAGCTCTGATGCTGTTTTCCTCCTTACAGGAACTCAAGGGAGAAACAACGGATCTGCCGCGGCGCCAAACTTCGAAGGATTCCGTGAGAGATTCCAGGCCGCTAAGACGCCATTCATTATCTCACAAGAATTTGGTGGAACCGCCAAGGATCTCTTCCGAGTGCATCTCTTAAGCGATGGTGTCATGAAGGGCAAATCTTCAGACTCAGTGGGTGCGAACACTAAATACAAGGTTTCTATTGAGAACGTAGGTAAATCTTCAGATGAACTTAACAAGTTCGGTACGTTCGATCTTGTCTTAAGAGACTTTTACGACAACGATGAGAATACATTCGTTTATGAGGCCTTCCGCGGCCTTAACCTTGATCCTGCATCGACCAATTACATCGGACGTCGAATTGGCGATACCGACATGTTCTACGATTTTGATCAGGCACAGGGATCCCAAAAGCTTGTGATTGACGGAAAGTATGCTAACGTTTCTTCGCGCATAAGAGTTGAAATAGCATCTGATGTTGACAACGGTGAAATCGATCCTGAATCTCTGCCCCTAGGGTTTAGAGGTCTAGATCACCTTGTAACCTCTGGATCAAATGTTCTTAGCGCACCTCCAAACGCAAACTTCAGCCTACAGAGAGACCCAAGCATGACGCTCAAATCAGTTGTGCAACCTCCTGTACCGCTTAGAGAGAACATCGCGATGGGTCTCGCGCCTAAGAAGGTGCCTAATAAGTCGCTTTACTGGGGCGTCCAATTCACGAAGAAAACCCTCTTAAATGAGCCCAACAAGAGCAGCGTTATTGATCCAAGCATAGTCAGCTTTACGAAATTCTTCACTGATCACGCCGTATCTGACTTCAATGTATTGACAGGTTCTAATGCAGGTCAGGCTGATGAAAGCGGCGCAATTCTAGATTGTGATAGGTTTAATAACAACAAGTTTACTTTAGAAAACCTGCAGGTCGGTACGGGATCTGATGGTCTTGCATTAACCACGGACGCAGCTCTTGTTAACAGCTGGTCATACGCACGCGATGGAAACATCACTACGAATGCTGATGCCAAGACCCGAAGGTTTGAGGTAAACGATACAACAAGCCCGGCGGTTCGAAGGCTCTCTAAGTTTACGATGCCATTCCAGGGTGGATTTGATGGATTTAACATCTTTAATAAAAACACCGCCTTGATGAACAACAACGCCGTTAAAGGTGAGATGGATGATTCTAACAGAGGTGGAATCAACGGCCCGACAGTTGCAGCCTTTAAGAAGGCTCTGGAAGTCATGGGTGAGAAGGCTGATGTTGAGATACAGCTCTTGGCTGTTCCTGGCATTAGAGAGGCTACCGTCACAAATGATGCTATAACGACTGTAGAGGACAGATTTGATGCACTCTACATCATGGATATCGGCGAGCGTGATAACGTAAACGCAGTGGTTACTTCCTCTGTGCAAAATGTCAATGTTTCAAATACCGTAGCATCATTCAACGACAGAGCCTTGGATTCATCCTTTGCTGCAGCATATTTCCCAGATGTTAATATGAACATCCAGGTGAAGACACTGAATCAATCAACGAAGACTGTAGTAGCAAATTCTGCAACAGTTCGGGTTCCGCCGTCAGTTGCAGTTTTAGGTGCTTTCTCGTTCAACGATGCAGTGGCGTTCCCGTGGTTCGCTCCTGCTGGATTTGCCCGAGGATCTATGAACGCTCTATCTACTGCAGTAAGCCTAAATCAAACCAATATGGACGATTTGTACGATAAGGATATCAACCCTATCGTTTCGTTCCCTAATAGTTCTGGCCCGGTAGTTTACGGACAGAAAACTCTGCAATCTGCAGCGTCTGCTCTTGACAGAGTCAACGTAAGAAGGCTCTTGATCGACGTAAGGCGCTCAGTTAAGCAAGTTGCACAGCAACTTATCTTCGAGCCTAATAGAGAATCAACCCTTCAAAGATTCACTGCTTTGGTAACTCCAATCTTGAAGAGAGTTCAGGAAAACCAAGGTGTTGATCGATTTAGAGTTGTTATTGATTCTAGCACAACTACGCAGGCAGACATTGAAAACAATACAGTTCGAGGGAAGATCTTCTTGCAGCCTACACGAACAGCAGAATTCATCTCGCTTGATTTCGTGGTAACAAATTCAGGAGTTGATGGACTTTAAGGGACGTTTTTGTTCGATGCATATATTTATAACGTGTCACCCTAGGAGATTGTAATGGCTGAGACCCTTTCTGTTGCTGAGATGCTTCCAAATAAATTTGAACCTAAGCGCCAGTTTAGGTGGGTATTTGCAATTGAAGGCATTGATGCCTTCTTGATGAAGTCAGCCGCAAGACCTACAATTTCCACTGAGTCTGTAACGCTTCCTTTTATTAATCACACTCGCTATCTTGCTGGTCGAACAACATTCGGCGACATGTCCGTGACGCTTTACGATCCAATCGCACCTTCCGGTGCGCAGCAGGTCATGGAGTGGATTAGAACTCATTTTGAATCTGTTTCTGGCCGAGCAGGCTACGCAGATTTTTACAAGCGTGATTGCCAGATCAAGATGCTTGACCCAATTGGAACAGTTGTTGAGCTTTGGGACGTCAAAGGCGCGTTTATCACAAACGCTGAGTATGGATCTTTGAGCTATGACACTAACGATGCCGCAGAGATTTCCATGACTCTTCGCTTTGACAACTGCGTGCTTCAATACTGATACTATCACCCTAAGATAAAGCTCTTTTAGTTCTGGTCATGCTATTTAACAGATAATCTATCTGTAATACAATTCCTATACGAGGAGCTTTCATGTCTAGAAATGACGTATTTAGCGCTGCAAGCGCATCAGACCCCAGAGTGGCGGAAACATTAGAGCAGGCACAGCAGGATCTTGGATTCGATATCCCGATCGAGACTGTCCCTTTGCCTTCGCTAGGCAAGGCATATCCTCCGGATCACCCGCTGCATCTTAAAAACTCAGTTGACATTCGAGCGATGACAGCGAGAGAAGAAGATATCTTAACATCCAGAGCCTTTATTAAAAATGGTACTGTAATTACTAATCTGATTCGATCTTGCTTAACAGATAAGTCAATAGATCCGAGAACGCTCCTGTCAGGTGATCGAAACGCAATTCTTGTTGCCATTAGGATTACTGGCTACGGCGCAGATTATCATACTAATGTTACTTGCCCTGTATGCGGAACAGCTCAAGTGCATTCTTGCGCTCTGTCCGACTTGCCAATCAGGTCGCTTGAGTCAGACCCAGTTACTCCCGGGAGAAATGAGTTTGAAGTTGTCCTCCCGGTGTCAGGTAAGAAAGTGACCCTATCTTTCCCGACAGGCTTGGACGAGGAAGAAGCACTAACTATCTCGGAGAGAAAACGAAAACAGGGGATCGTAGTAGATAATCTCGTTACAGAGAGGCTCTTTAGAGCTATTACTTCCATCCAGGGTAATACAGACAAGTCTTACATCAGCAAGTTTATCCGCAACATGCCCGCTAGGGATTCCTTAGAAATCAGGAGGTTCCTAGAGAAAAGCGAGCCTACCGTTAACATGGTGACACTCTTCGCATGCGAAGCTTGTGAGCTGCAGGAGGAAATGCCCCTACCCATGGGGGCAAACTTTTTTTGGCCTGAAACCTGAGGATCGTGAGCTTTTCTTAGAACAGGCATTTTTGCTTATGTACTATGGGGGCTTCACGTATTCTGAGGCATATAAGATTCCTACTCGTTACCGCGTTTGGTTCATAGATAGAATCAATAAAGAGTTTAAAAAAGCCGCAGGGACGGGAAATGAGTCATCCCGTGCATCACACAATAATGATCCAGGAAGCAGAGCTATGAGGGGTATGTCGCGACAAACAGGCCCGTCTAGGACAAGAAGATTCACTTAGCGCATATTTAATCTTGACTCCCGAGAACCTCTATGGCCACCAAAGAACAAATAGAATTACAAAAGCAGCTCATCAGACTGGCTGAAGAATATGAGACTATTCTGCAGCGCATCCAAAGCGGAGAGATAAAAGGCAGAGTAGAAATAGAGGATGCTTACAAGCGTTTTTCTAAGCTCCAGAGAAAGGCGCAAGATGAGAGCAAGACTGATTACTCAAAGTTTCTCAAAGAAAATCCCAGGGTAAGAGACTCCTTTAACGAACTCAGCAAAGCGCAACAAAAAGCAACCGCGACATCGGATTCCTTGGGCAGAGGAATGAAAGGCCTAATGACCCAATTCGGCCCGGCAGGTCTTGGCATGGTCCTGGGCGGATCTGCTCTAGGGCTCACAAAACTCACTGGTGTTCTTAGAAAGGTCTCCGAGGGCTTTGACGGACTGTCCAAGCCTATCTTGATGTCTCGTGAGGCGATCACAAACGAGTTCGGGCAAGCTATAAACGACCAGGGTGAGTTGATGACTAACTTCGCCGGCGACGCCGCGAGGTCTCAAGAAAACCTTATGAATGAGCTTGCAAAGACCCCGCGGGGCCTTGCAGCAGCTGACCCTTACATGCGCAGCTTCTCTCAGAACTTTGCCAAAGCCCAGCAAGAACTTGTGCAACGGACCGCGAAGATGCGCCATGCCGTTGGCACTGAGATGGAGTTTTTGCAAGCCGCCTTTCGGTCTGACGCTAGCGTCAAGCAGATAGATGAACTGCGATTAGCTTTGGGTATGCAGGAAGAAGACCTGGCCTCAGTTGCAGCGCAGGCGCAGATAGGCGGAACTACTCTAGTCAGGCAAATGGCAGTCTCTGCAGAAGCAACTGACAAGATGAGTAAAAGGTATGGTGTGAATTTTGGGCTTGTCAGAAAAGCTACAAACGCTCTTCGAAAAGACTTCGGCACTTTCGGTACTTTTAGCGAGCAGCAGCTGGCAAAAGTTGCAGCCCAAGCAGTTAAGCTAGGCGTCTCTCTTGACGGCATCAAGAAGCTGACGATTCACGATAGCTTTGATACTGCAGCAGAGAAAGCCGCGATGCTCGGCCAGTCCTTCGGTATGAATATCGACGCTTTTGACCTCTTTATGGAAGAAGATCCCGCTGAGCGCCTTCGAATGATCCAAGAGGCTGCTGAGCAAGCCGGGGTCGATGTCGCAAACATGTCACGTGTCGAGATGAAACACCTAGCTGATCTTACCGGCATGGACGTCAAGGATACCATGAAAGCCCTGAGCGATTCCGGCCAGAACCTTCGAAGCCAGCTGGGTGTTGCAGAAGAAGGCAAGGTTGCGGCAGAAGATCGAGTGGCACAAAATAATCGAATGATAAGTGTCCAGGCTCGTTTAGCTGATATTATGGAGAAGGTTGCGCCTAATATCGCAACAATAGGTACTGATACCGGCGCAGACATTGCCAAGGGCCAGCTTGAACTACTTGCTGCCCAAGGAAATACTTTCCAGAAAATGGGCAATGCACAAATCAACGCCGCGGCAGCCCTTACTAAAGCATCCGGAAAATTAATTACTTTAAATCCTCTCATTCAAGAGCTGGCGAAAAATATGGGTGATTTCGCGTCTCGAAAGCTTGTGGGAGAGGGAACCAAGGCGATCACCGGCGGCCTCGCCGCAACGGATGACATGCTCAAAAAGGTCCAGGCCCAGCGGGAAGCCGGCGGAGGTCTTAGGGACGAAGCGTTCTTGAAGTCCCTGGGAGATAAGAAGCAACAGGCCTTTGCCCTCCAGATCATTAAGGTGTTTGACACAATAGGGAACCAGGCCATCCAGACTGCAAAAAAAGCTGCAGATGCAATGTCTGCGAAAAAACCCCTTGCAGGTACAGCGGAAAACCCGAGTCACGTCACCCTACCTACACCACTTCCCGTAAAGATAGAACCCGGAACTATCCAACAACCTCAGGCTGCAGCACGTCAAACTGCCACCGCGAATGTTCCAGTAACCGCAGACGGAGGAAAATTAAAGGCAGGAACACCCCAAGTTTCAAGCCCCATACCTATTGACTTAACTGTGAATCTCCTCGCCAGTAATGACGTGCTTGCTACAGCCACTGCAAATGGAACCCCTGATGGGCAAGCTGCTCCCATAGGAACCCAACTAAACAACGGTAACCGTGCTGCGAAGGCGGTGGGCGTTAGCGCTTGATAGGGAGTAGAAGTTGTCCAAGAAGATACCTATAAAGGCGCAGCAGTGGAGTCCTGCTCACGATGAGATCATGAACTCTCCAGAGATTACGAGAATCTTACGAGAACTACCTGAAGAGAGCAGGGCTCAAGTTGAGAAGCACCTTCGAGATTATGTATCTGTCCTCGGCGGCGTGATCACGACTATGAGCAACTTCAAAACCGCGGCCCAGCAGCAGGAGGACAAAGATGGCTGATGATACAAAAAAGGTCCTTATACCCAAGGATAGAAATGGTGATGACCAGCTGGGTAATGACTTCACAGCTGCCAATGCCAACTATGCCGCGCTGCCGGGCTTTGGGAACGCAGGCCAAGATGATCTGCCACTAGAATCTCCCCAGCCTCTAGACAACGTACAGCAGGTAAGCTTAGGTTCTGCAAGGCAAAAGGTTTTAGATGACACCAGAATTAATCCTCGTCAACCTGGCGTAACTGATACGCTTGATTCGACATCACAGTTTCTACCAGATGAGCTTGCGCACTCCACAGTGGACAGACCGAGCACGCTTACGTTGGGCAGCATGTTCAACAAGGGCTTGCCTGGAATTAGGAAGTCACCCGCTGTCCCACGAGCCGGCGATGCACTAAGAGATATCAGCACTGATTCGCAGTCTTTGGATCCGCAAAACGCGCCACAGGGTCGAACAGTGGCCGGAACTCCGGGGCCCGCATACGGCAACCCCGATGAACAATCCGGCGCCGGCCCAGTTGTGCAGCGCACAGTATCAGCAGTGCTCACTAGAAATCGCTTTGCTGGCATGCACAAAAGAGTTTATGCTCCGGCCAACTCAAACCCCGATGATCAAGTCGTTGGCTCTTTTCAATCTCAGGTAGGAGCTTACGATTCTGAGGCTCCCACGAATGAGCCGACTCAAGCAGGATATGCCTTCACCCTTGAGGATCTTAAGGGCACAGCCGCTCAATTAATCAGTCAAGCTGCAGGGTTTTCTACCCAGAGCAGAGAGACAAATCAAGATCAGCGATATGCTAGTGAAGGTGTCGCAGTCTCTTCTGTTCGCCCTAGGAATCTCCAGGAGGGCGATATTACCAATGATGCCTTCATCAAGTCTAAAGCATCCACGGGAGAGTTTGATGAGCCCAATGACGGAGAGCCAATAGAAACTTTCGGACAGCTTAACACCCCAGATTCACCTTACGCTGGAATGAATCCAGTCCAGATGAAAAGTCTTGCAGATGCTATTATTGCTGCGACAGTGCTGGCTTTGGATACGGGTGCAGAGAGATCTTTTATAGATCTGCTCACTTCTAATGCAAGTCAAGGATCTGCCCCGGGTAGCCGACCCTACACTAAGGGCAAGTTCATCGAGAATAATACATGGGGCAAACCCGCTCTTAGGTCTGACTTAGGGTTCGCACACACTTCTTTCCCTTATGACAAGGCAATTGATGCGGGTAAGTCTTTAGTCTTTGGAATTGAGGACACTGCGATAGCTACGTCTGACATTGGTGAAAGAGCTAATCTTACTGGAAACGCCCGGGCGACCAGGGGTAATATAGCTAATAATCCCGGATTTTATGTTGTTTTCTGCAGGGCGGTCTTAAGAGACTCGCAGAATCTTCGGCAGAAGTTTGCAGAATTAGGATCCATAGCCTCGGGCGCCTCGCAGGAATCATTAGTCGCATCAGCAACGCTAGTTGAATCTTTTAGATCTTCAAAACTAGTTGCTTGCATGAACGTCTTGGCGATGACGGGAGATTCTATTTTATCCCGGGCCCAAAGCCCATACAAAGTTGACCAAATAAAGTCCTCAGGGGACCCAGCGTTCTCTGCATTTGGTAGACCCTTAGAAGTGGGCAAAATACATTACAGGCCTTCTTCTCACGCTATGAAAAGCAGAGATAGCGAAATTGAACCAGGTGTAAGCCCAGCTTCTATGCGTCTTGCCTGGAGGAATGCTTCTGTCCCCAGCATGTACTTGCTACCTGCAGAGATCGAGTATGGGAGTGTCCAGAACGCCCTTTCTACTCTTAGTAATGATTCACCAGCAGGTGCACACATCAGCATGGAGGGTATTACGAAAGCTGAGTCTAACGGCCGCCTGCCACAAGAGTTTGTCGAAAATCACGAGCGAACCCTCGACGCTGAATACGTTCCCTTCTATTTTCACGACCTTCGCACAGGAGAGATAATAGCTTTTCACGCTTTCTTAGACAACCTAAGCGATAGTTTCTCAGCACGCTATAACGGTCAAAAAGCAATTGGTAGAGCAGAGGAAGTCCAGATTTATGACTCAACTTCAAGAGATATCGGATTTTCTTTCTACGTTGCTGCAACATCCCGTGAAGATTTTAATGAGATGTGGTTTAAGATCAATAAGCTCGTAACGATGCTCTACCCACAATACACGCAGGGAAGAGGTACAGGAGATCAATCTTTCCAGCCAAAGAGAAATCCCATTGATTTCCTGGCAGGGCTTTCCGGTGAAAACTTCATTATGCCGTTCTCGCAAGTCCAATCGGCATCTCCAATGATCCGCCTCCGGATTGGCGATGTTGTGAAAACTAACTTTTCTAAGTTTAACCTGTCTCGCCTGTTTGGGCTAGGGACTGAGCAGTTTTCTCCTGTCCCGGGTGCTTCGATAGCAAACGCAGCTACTCTGAATATCATGCGACTTCTTTTCCAAGGATTGGGACTTTTGCACAATAATCGAGGCTCTTCAGCTGGGGCTCAAGCCGGATCAAGCGCAGTTCTTTCATCACCAGCAACTTCAATTAACTTCTTAGAGATAATGAGGCTTCTTCGGCAAAGAGCACGCCAAAAACCTGAGGGTGTAGGTACGTTCTGGAGCAGAAGAAGCGGACTTAAAATAGGGGATGTAGTGAGAATTAGCTTTCCAAGCGTGAGGACTCTTAATAGAGTTGACGGTTCCGGAAAGCTGTTTATTCCTTTTAAAGATGTGTATGCTAAGATTGTAACTGATCCCGTCAATAAAGATGGCGAGCTTTCGATTGATCCGAACGGAGATGTCTTCTACAAGGTGCAAGTTGCATCTTCAGCAGACATGGCCCGACTTGGAATTTATGACGTCGGTGGCGACGCGACGTACTTGATGAATCATCATGATGCATCGCTGATACCCATGGGCCTATTCAAGGAGTTCGCGGCTGTTAATGTCGTGAGAATTGTAGCAGGCACCGGTGCTTACCTCGCAGGCGCTTTCTCAAGCCAGCTCTTTCTCTCTAACTTTAATAATGCAGTTGCTAGATCGTTCGATCAATCCAGCGGCAAGGGTCTTCCTGGATTTATCACACAGATGTCATTTGACTGGATTGGGAACGATGTAACGTGGGAAGTTGATCAAGGAGCAAGAGCGCCCAAGCTCGCAAAGATAACGTGCCGATTTAAACCTGTTCACGACATTGCTCCTGGTATTGATCACTTGGGCTATAACAGAGCACCAGTATACCCAGTAGGCGATGTGATGAACGATATCGTCGGAACCTCAGGTGATATACTAGATTCCCAGCTAGCTCAAGCAGCTGGTGATGCTATCGCGCATGGGACGTCAGTCGGGGTTAACGGAGCCACTGATGGCTTAACCAAGGATATCTTGGGAATGAAGCTCGGAGATGAGTCATGACAATTTCTCGATACTCTAGAGACGATATCATTAGCAGGGGAAAAGCTTACGGTTCTGCAGAGGGTGTCATGAGAATACGCGAAGCAGTTCGCCAGAACCGTCTTGCAGTGTCAGAAACTGTTCTTGAGCAAGCTTCGAGGCTGGATGTCATGGCCGGCCAAAAATATGGAGATGCCTCTCTGTGGTGGGTCATCGCAGCAGCCAGTAATATAGGCTGGGGCTTGCAAGTTCCTGCGGGAACAAGAGTCTTAATCCCTAGCAGTATTGAGCAAATTGCGGAAATCGTGGAATGAGCCGACTCAAAAACAGAAGGCTCCGAGTTGCTGCCAACGAAATTCGTAAAGGATCCGGTATAGGCGGAATGTCCCGTGCCCTCGGAGGGAAACTTAGCCCCGTCTCCCAGTATCAAGAGGATTTAAACCAGAACATTCTTCGGCTATCAAGAGAGATCTTAGAGAATCTTGATGGAGCCCTCTTGGGGAAAGACATAAAGGTCAAGGCAGACAAGTTGTTTTCCGCCCCGGGCCAGGCCGAAGCCATAAAAAAAGGAGAGCAAAGAGCGTTTACTGCAGATAATCCCTTTAAGAGTAACTTTAATCTTTACAATGAGAATAAGGATGACTCTAGCGGAGAAGTCGCTAGCAATTTCCAATGCTCTGATTTTGCTCCAAAAATTAGTGTGAATGTAAAGGAGCTTGGAAGCACGGGAAAAGAGAGCGAACCTGAGTATACAGTCACAGGCCTGTCATCCCAGGCAATAAAACCTCAGGATGCCCGACTCAGCGTTTTAACTGCTAAGCATTTCGAGTTTTGTCCTACGAATGCCCTGACTTCTGAAATAGAAGTTTTTGCCAATGCGATTCCAACACATGAGCTGTCGAGATGTGTGCCCTATCTGGATGTAACTTTCTTTACTGCTGCTCCCCCTACGAAGGATAAAAAACCGTTCTCCCTCAGCTTAGCCAAGGCTCTCGTAGGGGATAGCGACGTCTCAAATGAGTCAGGTACCAAGCAGCTGGCACAGTCTTATAAGGGGCCACAGGGTGAGGAGATGACCCAGTTCGGAATGGAGCTTTTCACTCTTCCTCAAACTGTTACTCCGCTCAACAGGAAAGGTCGTACAGTTCCTATACTTGACCCATTCCGCCCTCTAATGTCAATTACAAGTTTTGATGTTTCAGTTGTACCTGCTGCAGGCTTAATGGAGAAAAAGAAGGCAAAGCTTTCTATTACACTTCACGACAGATCTCGTCTGCATGAAGTAGCAGAATTCGTTAGACCTCAAAACTATGCGGGATTAGAGCTACTGATTGAGTACGGGTGGTCTCACCCAGATTCTAGTGGCCGCAACGCTTACGGTGAGTTTCTTAACGCGATGAGAAAGAAAGAGAAATACAGGCTTTATAACTCATCCTTCTCCCTGCAGAATAACGGTGAGGTTAGCATAACTCTTGAGCTGATAGCATTAGGTGTAATTCACACAGAGGATACTTCTATTCTCAATAATAACACGATGAAACCTATTGGACAAGCTGTTGGTAATATCCGCGCCAAAGTTCAAGCTCAATTAAAGAAGCTGGCCAAGGGTAAAGTAAGAAAAGATATCAAGCCCCTGATATCTCTCGATGAAGGTCTTCTTAGCAATGCGACTGTATACACTGAGGACAACCCTATTTTTGATAAACCCTTTAGTAAAAAATCTATAGGTAAAATTGCAGGTGCCACCAGCGATGACGTTGATGCCCTTGTTAAAAATCTAGAAAGCCTTAAACAATCCAGGAATCAGTTTAATACGCAGAAGAAAGTCTTAATTGAAGGTATTAAAACAACTTTGTTTAACGAAACTGACGATCCGTTTTATCCAGAGAAACCAGATAAATTTGGCGGCGCAATTCGCCGAACAAAGGCGGCCAAGGGAGATGAGGGAAGCAGGCCTGAATACATTACTCTTGGAAAGCTTTTCTCTTTCTTTGTAGGGCGTCCCCTTGCTTCCACTAATAACTTCTCAGAAGTCCAGTTGTTTTTCTACGCATTTAGCACAGAAAGTGGATTTCAAGGAGAAGCTGTTAAAGATAATCCTCTATCGAACTACACGATCGACCAGTTTCTTATAAAGAAAGAAGATGTAGTTCAGGTATTAGATAGAATGATGCAGAACTTAGGTACTGCAGAGATCCCGATAGAAACCTTTATGAACTACATCATAAAGACATTTGTCGTGTATCCTTTTGCACCACTCACTAAGCCCGACATGGTCGACGACGAAGTAGTGCAGGCAACTCTCGTAAAAAATGGACAGAGAAGCAACATCAGTGCTGACGCTAAAGATCCAATCCGAGAAAAGTATAAAGCAGCTACGGAAGGATTTAGGCCCCCAAAGATCCAGGTTATGTTCGACGCTATGCCTCTTGATCCTACCAGTTCTCCCTCTAGATCAGCGGCAAATGAAGCCACAGTTTTGAGGGTGCACATATTTGACAATCACACAGGGCGACATGCCACAATTGTTAATGGACTCAAAGCTGGAAGTGATACTTTAGATCTTTTAAAGCAAGCAAACAAAGCGCACTCAAGTGCGCTAAGATCAGGAGAAGCTGCAAAATCCGATCCCGCACAAGCTAAAAATAAATTCATGAGAGATCTGGAAGCTGCAGGCGTAAAGCTAAAGGCGATCAAGACTGGAGGCGTCCTCGATGGGTATATGTTGGATACCAGCTTTGAAAAACTTAAGAAAGTTATAAAGCGCGGTTTCCCTTCTTTGACCTACGGGGCTGATGGCTCTGTGATCACGTCGGCGCGCTTTAGCTCCTTGCAGAGTAGCGGGTACAAAAACACGATGATGAAAAGAGCAGGAAGAAACACTGAGATGACAGCTAGGGGTACACAGCCAAATGGCCTACCCCTTCAAATTCAACCTGCAGACGCTAGCATCTCCATGCTAGGGTGCCCAATAATCAGATATGCGCAACACTTTTTCGTGGATTTTGGAACAGGGACTTCAATGGACGACCTCTACTTCGTAAAGACCATAAATCACAAGATCTCCCCTGGAACATTTACAACTTCTTTAACTCTAGCGAACAGAGACGGCGATGCAGCATTCCAGAGCATGTTCAACCTTCTTAACAAGTCAATCGAGATGATCAAGGGGGCAGGTGGCTGAGTTATTGAAACTGCATCCGGCCTAGTAAGAGTGTAAATCTTGAGCTGAGTCCATATAATAGCGTGTGAAAGTTTGCATCAACCAGAGTATCCTAGGATCCGAACAGCACCTAGTAACTGATTTTAAGTCAGGTGCATCTTGGGTTAATGAGCCACCCGAAGATGCACTTACGGTGGGATTCAGTGACAGCGAAGAGCTTCAAGTAATATCACGCCTTTCAGGAATCTCAATACCCCGCCACCCCGACCCTAAGTTTGCAGGCCCTTTTAAGACATTTGGAATTAAAAATATACTCTGGTCGCAAGCTTTGCCTAGGAGTGTGTACAAGAAGTACTTTCAGAATATCCAGGATGCTATCAGATTGAACGCGGACTCTGATCAATACGATTACTTTAAAGAGAGGGTTTCAAGGCAACAGAAGCTAATCTCGTCATTGCAGCCTGCCCACATCGATGAAAAGATCTTTGCTCGAAGGTACGGAGATCCTGCTACTGTTAATAAGTCGGTCTTGACTTCCTTCATGCCTATGAAGGGTGTGACTAAGAAAGTAGGCTACAATCTTACCGGCACCAACACAGGACGACTCACGATATCAGAAGGCCCCCAGATTCTTACGCTTAAGGCGGAGATGAGGGATATCTTGACCTCTCGCTATGAAGGGGGAAAGATCATGCAGTTCGATTACGTAAGCCTGGAGCCTCGCGTTGCACTCATCCTCTCCGGCCAGGATCCTATCAAAGATATCTACACTGACCTCTGCGACAAAGTTCTGGACAGCCAGCACGGTCGACAAACTGCAAAGTTGCTGACCATTGCCACGCTGTATGGCATGGGTGTTCGCCGGGTCAAAGAGTTGATCGGGGTGAGCAAGCACACAGCGCTGGATGTTCTCAAGAATCTGGAGATCTTCTTCGGGGTGGGTGAGGTAAAAGCTCACTTGGAGGAAGAAGCAAAGTCTGGTTTTATCAAGAATCACTTTGGTAGAAACATCCGAGTTCGCAATAATGCGTCACACGTGCTCTACAACAACTATATACAATCCTCAGCGATGGATGCAGCACTCGAAGGCTTTTATCAGATTGTGCAAGGTGTAGAGAAGGAAGGCCACAAGTGTGTTCCGCTCTTTCTTTTGCATGATGCGATTATTTTTGACTGCCACCCTGAGTGCTTTGACAAGCTTGAGGATATAATGGCACCAGGGCAACAAATACCTGCTTTTAAATCGCGGCTCTACATGGGCGCGGAGGAACTATAATGGATTTAGATATCGAAAAGATGCAAGCTGATTATGAGAAGTTTAAAGCTCTCACTGGAAAGACAGGCAAGCGGGCTAAACAGCTTAATGCACTGATCGATAAGCTTGGAGAACGCCTTGTGATGGCTCCCTCTTCAGAGCGCAACGAGTATTTTAACTCTTTCCCTGGGGGTCTGCTAGATCATGCACTTAAGATCCTGGAGGCTAGCTACAAGGTTGCTAAGGGATGTGGCATCGAGGTGTCCAACGAGTCTGTGATCTTGTGTTCTTTGTTTTGTCTGATTGGGAAGGTAGGGGATGATAATCAAGATCTTTATCTACCCCAAGACAACAAGTGGCGAAAGGACAACCTTGGTGAGAACTACAAGTTCAATGATAAACTTCGCCACATGCGAACCACACACCGAAGCCTCTACTTGCTTCAAAAGTTTGGTGTTGGGTTAAACTACGATGAGTGGATGGCTATTCTGCTTGCTGATGGTTTGACAGACGACACGCGCCTTTACTCTATGAGAGAGCCCTCACTAGCGCTCGTAATTTCCTCGGCAAACAAGCTTGTTCAGGCACGTTCTCGAGAAGATAGTATTCCAGTTCCGTTTTAAGTCAATACTTATCTACATGGCTAAAGTAGTAAAGAGATTTAGACCGAAATACGTGAAGCGTCTGAGAGACCGCCCGTCAGGCATAGGACAGACGGGTGCTAGCGCAACTTCAGATCGTCAAAATCCACCAGACATTCATCGTCTAGGTTGGGCCCCAAGGCCCTTTCCAAGATCGGGAATGACAGGCGAGCCTAATAGTTCGATTATGGGCAGAATGGGATCTGGCACACTCTCAGCATACACTGATACTGATCGAGAAGAGTTTGAAGATCAGTCTGGCATGCCTGGAAAAGGCGGGAACTATAAGAGTGATATGACAAGACAGTATATTAGCAAACTAAAGGCGCGCCCAGTAATTGGATTACCTGTAGGCCCTATCGGAGAATCAGAGCTTCGCGAAGTAATACGAGGAATGATAGCCGATCTCAACGAAGACCCCATGGGAAGAGAAGCTTTCAATTATGAGATGCTTAGAAGCCAAGAAGAAGACGACGAAGAAGAGGACGACGAAGATGATCTTGATGAGTTCTCTGGGGCAGGTGCAGTCGCGGGATTTACACTACCTTTAGGCGCTTCCAATCACCCGTCTACCCTGAAATCTCGAGGAGATTTTACTGCCAAAATGTACGGCGGAGAGCGTGTGAGAACTATTAAATTACAGCGAATGAAATTGACTGATTAATCATTGAACATCCTTGCATGCTAGGTTAGAATACACCTGACCATCAAGCTACAAGGAGAAAAAGATGGCTATTGATTTTGATGCGATTCGTCGCAAGGTTGCTCAACTTTCTGGCAACGGACGTCGAGGCTCTGCCTTTTGGCGCCCAGAAGAGGGTGAGCACACCGTTCGGATTGTGCCCTTCACCGATAACGACGGGCAACCTTTTAAAGAGCGTTGGTTCTACTACAATGTAGGTGAGAACCGCGGCATTCTGGCACCGAAGCAGTTCGGCAAGCCCGATCCCATTCAGGAGCTGATCAACAAGCTTCGTGATGAAGGCTCGCCCGAGTCGGCTGAGCTCTGCAAGCGCCTCTATCCCAAGATGCGTGCATACGCTCCGGTTGTTGTCCGCGGCGAAGAAGACAAGGGCACCCAGCTCTGGTCGTTCGGCAAGATGGTCTACCAGGACATCCTCAACATTATGCTTGACCCCGACTACGGTGATATCACGGATCCTCTAGAAGGTCGTGACATCAAGGTGACCCTGTCCAAGCAGCCTGGTCAAAACTGGGCCAAGACGTCAGTCATGCCTCGAGGTAAAGCAACTAAGCTTTCCGGTGACGACGACAAGATTAAAACGTGGACTTCTACCATTCCTAACTTGGATGAGATCTATTCTCTTGAGTCGTATGAAGAGATTGAAAAGAAAGTCAATGACTGGCTTAACGGCTCTTCAGCGGCAGACGACGACGGCATGACCGGCGGGTCCTCCACCAAGACTACAACTACAAGTGCTCCCACTACTGAAAGCACTACCAAAACCACCACTGAGTCGAAGTCATACACTTCACTCGATGACGCGTTCGCTGATCTACTCGGCGACGACTAGGAGAAGAGATGGCAAAGAAAGCCGCAGGAAGAAAGTCAAAAGGTTCTGACGACTTCACAGCGGATCTCATCAAGTCACTGAATAAAGATCACGGAAGCAGAATTGCTTACAATCTCAGTGTTGATGAGTCGCCAACTCACGTGAAGGCTTGGGTGTCGACAGGCATCCGACAGCTGGATTACATTGTTGCTAATCGTAAGGGAGGCGGACTTCCTTGTGGCAGGATCGTAGAAATCTTCGGCCCTCCTTCGATCGGTAAATCACATATCGCCCTACAAATCGCCCGCAATACGCAGGCGATGGGCGGTGTTGTGGTTTATATCGACACAGAAAACGGCACCTCAGTGGAAAACCTGGGGCTGCTAGGTATCGATGTTTCCAAGCGTTTCGTCTTCATTGAAACTGCTTGCACTGAAGAAGTATTTGCTGTTGCTGAGTCCACAATCGCCAAGGCAAGGGGCTTAAATAAAAAAGTTCCTATCACCATTGTGTGGGATTCAGTCGCTGCATCTTCTCCCAAAGCGGAGCTTGTAGGTGACTATGATAAGGACTCCATAGGTCTGCAAGCTCGCGCCATCTCGAAGGGTATGCGCAAGATCACACAGGTGATTGGAAACACGAACACGCTCTTTATCGCTTTGAACCAGACGAGAACGAAGATCGGTGTAATGTATGGAGATCCTACAACTACACCGGGTGGTATGGCACTTCCTTTTCACTCGTCTGTACGAATTAAGCTCGGTGCCGGCTCCCCTATCAAAAACAAAGACGGCGATGTTGTCGGTATTAACGTGTCAGCAAAATCTATCAAGAACAAGGTAGCGCCACCGTTCAGGACTTGCCAGTTTGAGATCCACTTCGGCGTGGGTGTCAAAGAGCATGAGCAAGTCACCGATTTACTGCGATCTTCTGAAGATGTAACTGTAGATGGAAAGACATACTCAGTTGAAGGTTCAGGTGCCTGGAAGACGCTGGCGGTCTCTGATGAAAAGACCGGAGAAGTCTTAGTAGAGAAGAAGTTCACCAAGAGCGGCATGGAAGATCTACTTAAGAGCCCTGAATATAGCCCACATATTGAGTTGATGCTGGAACACATCTTGGTAAAGAAGTTTCAGGGCAATCCTGACTTTGATACCGACTCTTACGAGGAAGTTCGAGCAGTTGCAATGGATTTGGCGGAGAATGATCTAAGTTGAGCCTATACATCAAAGTAAAAAAGACACATCCGGACGCAGTAATCCCGCGCCAAAAAGTTGGTGATGTGGGGTGGGACCTTACCGCAGTCGAAGATGGAACCATTCAGCCTGGAAAAGTTGCAGTAGCACCCACAGGCTTGATGTTAGCTGAGAATCCTTTTGCTAACGATATTCACAACCAGATCTTGCTTAAGATCGAGGGTCGAAGCGGCCTAGCTAGCAAGCACTGTGTTTTCCCAGTAGGAGGCATAATCGACCCCAGCTACCGCGGAGAGATGGGTGTGATGCTCTACAATGGTGGAGATACTCCTTACGAGTTCAAGAAGGGTGACAGAGTTGCTCAGATTGTCGTTTATGAGGTCCATGCAAAAACTATGAGCAATAAAACATGCTTCATGGAAGCAGACACTGTACGCACATCTGAGCGAGGTAGTAAAGGTTTTGGCTCCTCTGGAAGATAGACCTGTCCTCATCTTCGACGCGATGAACCTGTTTCTACGTGTCTATTCGGCAAACCCGTCGATTAGCAAGCACGGTCATCACGTCGGAGGTGTGGTCGGTTTCTTAAAGTCGATGCGCAACATCATAGATCGCTTTAGCCCTAGGCAGATCTATGTTGTGTGGGAAGGCGGAGGTTCTTCTAGGAGAAGATCCATCTACCCGGAATATAAGAAGGGTAAAAAGCCAGCTCGAATGAACAAGTTTTATGAGCAGGACATTCCCGACACTCAGCAGAATCGAAATAAGCAGATTGCTAGCTTAATTAGCATGATGAAAAAGATGCCCATCTGCCAGCTCTACGTCGGTGACTGTGAGGGCGACGACGTCATTGGTTATCTCTGCAAGTATAAATTACGTGATCTGCCCAAGGTGATAGTGTCCTCAGATCAGGATTATTACCAGCTCTTAAATGATAATACAAGAATCTTTCGCCTGGGGCGCAAAGAGATCGTAACTCGCGATCACATTCCTGATCTTTTAGGTGTGAGCGCTAATAACTACTGTGTTGCTAAAGCGGCAGTCGGTGACAGCTCCGACAACATCGCCGGGATCAAAGGTGCCGGCTACAAGACAATGGCTAAAAGATTTTCTTTCCTTGCTGACGATGAAGAAGCTGACATACAAAAAATATTTGAGTATGCTTCTGCACACGCAGAGGGAAAAATTAAAATCTACCGAGAGATAGCGGACAACTTTGACATCTTGGAACGTAACTGGCGCCTGACATATTTAGATTCGCGAAATTTAGCGGCGGGCCAAGTGAATCAAATCGAACAAATCGTAGATACATTTGAACCAAAGAGGAATAAGATCGGGATGATGAGAGATCTGATTGCTGAAGGCATCCAAAACTTTGACGTCGAATCGCTTTTCCTTAGCTTTACTTACCTAGATTAAGAGGTTCTACGTGACACAAGAGTCCGGCATATCATTCGCGTCTTATGGAAAAGACTTCCAAGAAAAAATCGTTCAAGGACTCCTTACAGACAGCATGTGGGCAGAACAAATGGCTGAGGTTATCGACACTCAGTTCTTTGACCTGAAGTATCTCAGGTTCCTGGCAGATCGATACTTCACTTACCACCAGAAATACAAGGATTTTCCAACTCTTCCGCTTCTTGTCTCTATCATTCGTGACGACCTGAAGACGGGTAATGATACAATCCTCCGCGACCAGATCGTTGAGTATCTCCAGCGCATCCGCCACAATCCCAACATGGGAGATTTGGAATATGTCAAGGATAAAGCACTCGACTTCTGTCGCAAGCAAGCTTTCCGAGGCGCCCTGGAAGAAGCTGTTGATCTTATTCAGGTTGACAAGTTCGACTCGGTGATGGATCTGATGAGAAACGCCCTGTCAGTTGGTACCACACCCTCCGTTGGCCACGATTTCTTTGAAGATATGGAAGCTCGCTTCGTTCGAGTTAGTCGATCACCCATTCCAACGGGCATTGACAAGATTGATGCAAAAGATATCCTCAACGGTGGTCTAGGCAAAGGCGAGATCGGTGTCATCACAGCACCTACAGGAGTTGGCAAGTCACACATGCTGGTAAATCTTGGATGCTCAGCTTTAAAAGCAGGATTTAACGTAATACACTATACCTTTGAGCTTACCGAGACAGGTACAGGCCTTCGTTACGATTCCAATCTTTGCCAGATCCCTAGCAACGAAGTTCAGGATCGCAAGGATGAAGTTATCGAATACTACAAGGAAAAAGGTGATCAGCTCGGAAAACTGATGATCAAGGAGTATCCTACGGGAACTGCTACCGTACAAACCCTCAGAGCGCATATAGAAAAATTAAGCTTAAAAGGATTTATTCCGCAAGTGCTGATTATCGATTACGCAGACATTATGAGATCATCCCGACAGTATGATTCAATGAGGCATGAGCTAAAGAAGGTGTATGAGGATCTCCGAAATTTAGCAATGGAAAAGAACATGCCCATCTGGACAGCGTCCCAATCTAATAGAGACTCAGCTAACTCTGATATCGTGGGATTGGAAAACATGTCAGAATCTTACGGAAAAGCACAAGTTGCCGATGTTGTGATCTCCATATCTCGGAAGCCCGCAGAGAAATCCGAGGGTTTCGGGCGCCTGTATATTGCTAAGAACCGAGCAGGTCGGGACGGAATCGTGTTTCCTGTAAAACTCAATACAGCAATGAGCAGGTTCAGCATACTAGAAAATTCAGAAGAAATGTCCTTTATGGACGCAAAGAAAAAGAATGAAGGTGACCTGAAACATCTCTTGCAACAAAAGTGGAAACAAGTAAGCAAAGTTGAAGTAAAAGATAATAAGGTAAAGGAAGAAGGTAAGACGTAGAAGATGGCAACCTATGATGACGTTTTCTCGGAGAGTTTAGAATATTTTGATGGCGACGAGCTGGCAGCCTCAGTATTCGCCACCAAGTACGCATTGCAAGATACCGAAGGTAATTTCCTAGAATCAAACCCTGATCAGATGCACCGCAGGCTCGCACGTGAGTTCGCTCGCGTTGAGGCTAAGTATGATAATCCCATGACTGAAGAGGAGGTTTACAACCTTCTAAAGGGCTTTAAGTATGTAGTCCCACAAGGATCACCAATGTCAGGTATTGGCAACTCTCACCAGATCCAGTCTCTATCTAACTGCTTTGTAGTCGATAACCCACAAGATTCGTACGGGGGCATTCTTAAGACTGATCAAGAGCAAGTTCAGATTATGAAACGACGCGGAGGCGTAGGGTTCGATATCTCTACCATCCGTCCGCAGGGGCTGAGAACATCTAATGCTGCTAAGACAACTGACGGCATCGGTGTTTTTATGGAGCGCTTTTCTAACTCCTGTCGTGAGGTGGCGCAAGGCGGTCGCAGAGGTGCACTCATGCTCACCATCTCAGTTCATCACCCTGATATTGAGACATTCATCAACATCAAGCGCGATCTGTCCAAAGTGACAGGGGCTAATATTTCAATTCGACTGACTGATGAGTTTATGCAAGCTGTCGAGAACGACGCTGATTACGAGTTGCGCTTCCCGGTAGAACCCGAAGAAGAAAGAGTTGTAACTCAGCAAGCTTCTGCATCTAATATTTGGGATCAGATCATCGAGTCAGCACACGGGTCAGCAGAGCCAGGTTTGCTCTTCTGGGATAATGTTCTCAATTATACACCTGCGCAGATCTACAAGGACCAGGGATTTCACACCATTAGCACCAATCCGTGCAGTGAGATCACGCTGTCAGCTTACGATAGCTGCAGACTTCTTCTCCTCAACCTGACTTCTTTTGTTGAAAATCCCTTCCAGGATAGCGCTCGTTTCGATTACGAGCTTTTTAGCGAATGCACCCAGAAGGCACAAAGATTAATGGACGATCTTATTGATCTTGAGATTGAGTGCGTTGATCGAATTATTAAAAAGATCAAGAAAGATCCGGAGTCAAAGGATGCAAAGCGTGTTGAGCTTGAACTCTGGCAGAAGATCCGCAAGGCAGCCCTCGACGGCCGCCGAACCGGCCTCGGTGTGACAGGCTTGGGTGATACCCTCGCGATGCTCAATCTCAACTACGGTTCTCCCGATAGCATTCAAGAGACAGAGGACATCTACCGCACGCTTTCCATCGCTGCTTACAAGAGCTCATGTCAGCTTGCAGCTGAACGAGGTGCCTTCCCTGTCTACAGCTACGAGCAAGAGGAGGGGCACCCCTTTATGGAGCGCCTCTTTAAAGCCTACCCACAGTTACGACATTTACACCGAGAGCACGGAAGGCGTAACATTGCCTTAACCACCACTGCTCCGTGCGGAAGCGTTTCTACGTTAACGCAGACAACGTCAGGTATCGAACCTGCATTCATGCTCAAGTACACGAGGCGCAAGAAGATCAATCCGAATGATCCTGATGCTCAAGTTGATTTCGTGGACGATCTCGGTGATAAGTGGCAGGAGTTTGATGTCTATCACCACAACTTCAAGAAGTGGATGGACGTCACTGGTAAAGCTGAGATCAATGATAGCCCATACGCAGGATCGACCGCCAACGAGATCGTATGGGAGTCAGCAGTAGATATCCAGGCTGCAGCACAGCTCTGGGTGTGCCATGCGATCAGCAAGACGATCAATCTACCCGGGGATGTTTCTGTTGACGATGTTAAGAAAGTGTATTGGCGTGGGTGGAAGAAGGGCCTGAAGGGAGTCACAGTATATCGCGACGGTTCCCGCTCAGGTGTATTAGTATCTGATGATGCTGCAGCAAAAAACCAAGACGGTTTTTATGAGACTCCTGCCCCAAAACGCCCAGAAACTTTGACATGTGAGATTCATCACGCCTCTATCAGGGGTGAGAAATGGACCATTGTCATGGGATTGATGGACGGAAAGCCATACGAGATCTTTGGGGGAATGGCTAACAAGATTGAGATTCCTCGATACTATAAGAAGGGAACACTCACTAAGCGCCCACGAAAGACAAAGAACTCTATTTATGATCTTCGTTTCGGTCATGAAGGAGATGAGTTTTGCATCAAGGACGTGGTTGAAGTATTTGATAATCCAAACTACTCAGCATTCACTCGAACTATCTCACTGGCTTTGCGCCACGGAGCTCCTGTTTCCTTTATGGTCGAGCAGCTCCAGAAAGACAAAGAAGCAGATATGTTCTCTTTTTCTCGAGTCATCGCTCGAGTTCTCAAGAACTACATCAAAGATGGAACTAAAGCCTCTGAAAAGACGTGCGAAAATTGTGGAGCTGAAGGGACATTAATCTATCAAGAAGGTTGTGTTACTTGCCTAAGCTGCGGCACTGGCAAGTGCGGTTAATTTAATTAAAAGAGGTAAAATTGAAGAAGCAGGTTAAAGTTGATGGACGAATTAGCGAAGTAAAGCTAATGAACAATCCTATTGTGGTTCGGGTTAATAAATTTAATGAAGATGGTGCTAAGAAGTTCACGCAGGATATGGCGTCAGCTCATAACTCTGGTCAAAGCATCATTCCTATCGTGATCGACTCCTACGGAGGTCAAGTTTACTCTTTGATGTCAATGATCTCAGACATCAAGTGTGCAGACTTACCTGTTGCTACCATAGTGGAAGGTAAGGCTATGTCTTGCGGAGCTGTTCTTTTCACGTTTGGAGAAGACGGTCATCGATACATGGCACCTGATGCTACGGTGATGATTCACGACGTGAGCAGCGGCGGTTTTGGCAAAGTGGAGGAACTTAAAGCTGATGCAGCCGAAGCCGATCGATTAGACCAAAAGATCTTCTCGATGATGTCACAAAACTGCGGTAAGAAAGACGACTACTTCAAGAAGATCGTCCATAAGAAAGGTCACGCCGACTGGTTCCTGGATGCTGATGAGTGCAAGAAACATAACATCTGCAATCACATTCGTGTTCCGTCATTTACGGTTAGCATCGACGTGAATATGGAACTTGACTAGCAAGCGACTAGTACTCATTGGATTTTTTCTTTTGGGGTGCGAACCAGAAGAGCACGTAGTTGATTATCCGGATCACGGCGCTCACCCCATCAAGGTTACGAGCATAGAAGAAGGTATCCAGGCTTTCTCTCTAGACGATGACTTTGTGCTAGGAAAGCTATCAGACAATCAGCTTGTTAACGTTGTCACGATTATGGATGTTGCTAAAAAGCAAAAATTTGATGAGTTTACGCTGCTGGCTATTGCATTCCGAGAATCATCTTTCAAGACGGGACTAATATCCAGACAGGGAGATGTAGGAGTCTTCCAGATCAACGGTCGCTGGTGGTGGAAGAAACTAGGATACACAAGTCGGGCAGACTTTACTGCAAAAAACCAAGACGTAGCTACCAGCGCAAGAAACGCGATCATTATTATAAAAAAATTTAAGAGATTCAAGACCTGTCGAGGAGATAAGGTTTTTGCCTGCTATAACGGCGGGCCAGGATGGCAACTCTCCAAGAACGTTGAAAAGATCAAAGCTTACCAGAAACGTGTTATTCGTGCCCGATACTTAATTTCGCGCCACATGAAGCGTTGGAAGCAGGAGATCAAAGGTGAGCGATCCCAACCATCCCCGTAAGTTCGGTGGGGGAAAGTTTCGTATCCACCATGTTGTGGATGACTGGGATCTTGGGTTCTATGATGGAAGCGCAGTCAAGCTCATTCTCGAGGCAAAATTTGGCGAGCAAGAGATACAAGATATAGAAAAAGCGATAGAGTATCTTAGGCACCAAATTAGGTCGAGGGGTGAAGAGATTGAACGAGCAAATGAGGAACAGACTGCGACTTGGCGCCCTGGCTGTGGTAATTACATCGTTAGTGATACCGAATCCGACGATTGACGCCCTCTCTCGCATAGCCCTTATCGGACTTTTTGCCGACTGGGCATATCAGCTATATAAACGTTCATAAAACTTAGTATAATACGTCATTGGAGCTTTGAAATGGCAAAGAAGATTTATCGTCTTGATGATGAAGTGGTCGCAGAAGTGGCCCGTTCCCTACAGCGCGCCCTGCTTACAGGCACTGACATTGTTGATCACATTCGCGCTATTGAACTTAACGTTGCTCGAGGGTCAAACATGATCGTATTAAGCCCAGAGTATCTTGAAAGAACCCAGACAAATGACCAACGCATGGTCGACGAAGCTGAAGAATTATCTTTCGAGGGTGAAAAATAAATTGGATCGTCTTGAGCAGATATTCTGGCTGCAAGAATCATTTATGAAGGTGCTCTCCGACAACAAGGAGAAGCTTCCAGAATGGCCTGTGGATCCTTCTGACAAGAAAGCCCAGCAGTTTATAAGGGATATTATCCATCGAGGCACAGAGGAGGCTTTCGAAGCTCTCCTCCACCTTAAGAACTGGAAGCCTCATAAGCACACCGAGGTCAAAGAGTTTGACAGAGATGCTTTTCTCGAGGAAATGGTAGATGATTTCACCTATAAGCTCGAAGCTCTTATTCTAATGGGGTTTACACCCGAAGACTTCTTTAAGTCATTCTGCTTGAAAAACGGCAAGAATGTTAATCGTGTAAGAGGTGATTATTAAGTCTTAAGTGATATTTAGTATTGCGAGAGACTATAATGCCCCTTACTCGAATCCGAACAGACGATCTACTGTCAGGTTCTGTAGCTAACGGAACTTTAAATGCGACTGCGATCACCGGACAAGCTGCTGCAACGTCAGCAGATGACGCTGACTTAGTCCTAATATACGACAACGGCGCTTCTGCTCTTAAAAAGATGACGCGTGCTAATTTTACCGCAGGCCTCTCAACCACGCTTTCCGGTGCATATGACGCAGGCAGATTTATCACTGCTTCTAATGGCGCCGTTGATATTCAAGTTTCAAGTAATACAAACGCTCCAACTGAACTGCTCAGGCTTGTAGTATCAGGTAATGTAAGCGGCACCGACTCCGGGCCAAGATTATCTTTCCATGTACCGTACTCAGACACCGCTTACATAGGTGCAGCGATTGACGGAATTAAAAGTCAGACGTCAGAGAATAACTCTACAACTGAGTTCCAGTTCTCCACGTCAGATAATAATCAAACCCTTTCGCATAACGTAACAATAAATACAAACGGCCTAGCAGTCGCAGGCACCTCGGCCACAGTTCCCACCCTCGGCAGCGAACCTCATGCATTTTATGTCGCGACCACCGGTGACGGTAGTGCGCTGACTGTTAAAAATAGCAATGGTTACGTAGGCATAGGTGAGACAAGCCCAGATTATAATCTTCACATATCTTCTACAGGAGATGCGGCGATCTTTATCGAAGCAGACACTGACAATTCAGGCGAGGCGGATAATCCCTTTATAAAGCTTTCGCAAGACAACACAGCAGTGCAATCTATCATAGGTCTTTGCGGCGCTACTGACAAGGATCCTGAGAATAACACTTACACAGGTGTTGTTAATAACAACATGCTGATAGGAACCACGACAAACTACGGTTTACAGATTGGCACCAACGATAACGTAAGGATAACAGTTGAGAACGATGGTGACATTAAGCTAGTATCAACTAAAGACGACACAACATCTTCCTCTGCTAACTTGTTTATAAATTCAAGCACGGGATTCCTTGCAAGGTCAACCTCGGACAGGCGTCAAAAGAAAGATATAACTGCTATTTCAAGTTCTCTTGATGATCTCTGTAGGCTTTCTCCTAGGCATTTTTACGACGTCAATGACGAAAACAACGAAGTTAGAATTGCGGGCTTTGTTGCTGATGAAGTTCAACCTGTTTTCCCCGAGCTTGTACCTGAGAGAGAGCTACCAGAGGAGATCTACAGGTCAGTAGCTTACGATCGACTTGGTGCATATATAGTTAGCGCGATTAAAGAGATAAAGCAGCGATTAGAAGCTTTAGAAGGCGGGAGTTAATAATGGGCACAACAGGAATACGCGGAACACAGATTAAAGACGAGACGGTGAAGTCCATCGACATAGCGTCGGGATCCATCAAGAAGGGCGAAGTCAGCTCGCAAGTGATATCAAGCCAGGCGACCATAGACTCGGTTGACACTTCCAACGACATGCTCCTTATTTACGATGCTAACAATGATGCACTTAAGAAAGTGGCACCTACCAACCTAGGCGTAGGCGGATCCGGATCTCCTGGTGGGTCTGATACTCAAGTTCAATACAATAATGGCGGCTCCTTTGGCGGTGCCACACAGCTTATATACGATGATTCAAACCATCGGTTAGGCATAGGATCAACTAGTGCTCCCGACTACACACTAGATGTAGCCGGAAACATTGGAGTAGATCAATACATCTATCACAATGGAGATGGCAACACGCTCATCAATTTTACTGATGATAAAATAATCCTCAAGGCTGGCGGCAAAGCCATGATTACTATGGAGGAAAAAGGTTCTGCACCCCACGAAATTACGCTTAACGATGGAGGCAACAATATTGACTTTGTTGTCAAGGGTAACGGCTCCAATGCAGGAAACCCCGCATTTAAGGTGGACGCTTCTAACAATAGGGTGGGGATTAACGGGGTGGGCGACCCCAGCGTGGAGTTGGACGTCAGTGGCGATGTTAACTTTGATGGTGCTGCCGTGTTCAACGAATCAAGCGCAGACAAAGATTTTCGTGTAGAGAGCAATGGCAATGCTAACATGCTTTTCGTCAACGGCGGCACCGATCGGGTTGGTATCGGAACTGATACACCTCTAACTACATTGCATATAAGTGGAGCCGCGGCAACCGATTCTTGCATTACTATTCAAGGTCAGGCCGACGCCGGCATACGTCTTGCAGCGGATAAAGCCAACGGTGATGAAGGCAACAACCCCTATATCGACTGGTATCAAGACGGTCAAAACCCGACAAGTAGAAACAATAGAGTGGCAGTGATTGCTATGGAAGGTGACGCCGGCACCGCCTTTACAGGATCCTTGGCGAACTCTCTTTTCGTCGACACTTTCTGCCCTAATTCACAGCAGTCAAATGTAAGAAGATTCCAGATCGCCACTGATTGCTCCTCCTCATCGGACGGTGCAAACCACAGCGCTAGATTAACCATTGAGGGAGGCCACGGTTATGTCGGGCTTCACACGAATGCTGCAACATCTCCTCTCCACGTCTACTCAAATGAAAGTGGAAACTTCGCCGCACTGATCGACAATGATAACGGTTCATCTGGGCACGGCTTAAAAGTTACAAGCGACGGCACAGGCACCGGAACTAACCTTCTCGATGTTGAGGCAGCTTCAACTACGGTATTCCGAGTTAGAGGCGACGGTCGCGTTGGTATCGGCAAGGTATCATCGCTGCCGGCAGCTGTTCTCACGGTTTCCAGCAGTAATACAGACGGCGATATCGCTGTAGCACACAAGATACAACACATTGGTGACTCGGATACCTACATTGAGTTTGCTGACGATGAAATTGCACTGGCCGCCGGCGGCAGAACATTCATAAAAATAGAAGAAGCCAGCACAGATAAATTGATAATAAATAACGGCGGTTTAGACATTGATTTAAAAGTAAGTGGTGAAAATCTAGCCAATCTTATTCGAACCGACGCCGCGAATGATCGGGTTGGCATAGGAACAAGCAGTCCGGACGGTATCCTTCACATCGATAACGGAACCTCCAACACCGAGGTCATCATCGAGAAAGACGCAGGCACTTCAGGTAGCATCGTGTTCCACAACGCTGGAACCCGAGAAGCAGACATCGCCTTCTCTACCAACGAGGACATTGAGATCACCAACTGGGTGGCCGACAAGGACATCACGCTTAATATTGTCTCCGGAAGTACAGAAGCAGCAGCACTTACAATAGATGCTAGCACAGGTGCACTCATCGCTAATAAGCAGTTCGCTCGAGGAGTTGCTTCGCTCAATCTGGGCAGCGGCACAACTTCAACTATAGATCCCTCAGTGGAAGGTGCTGGAACTATTCTAGTAACCTGTTCTTCGATCACTGTTCCCACCAGTGAGCCAAACGAAAGCCAACACATTTGCTCCATTCCTGACGGCAAGATCGCCGGCCAAATATTGACCGTCTGCCTCATCACAGATTGCCTAGATGGTTCAACCGGTCTCGATAGCATGGGCGCATTAATTTTTGGAATGGACACTCCCATACCGTCGTCCAGGGCACTCACGACCATGGGCTCAGCGCTGGGTGGCACACCGCAAGGTGCCAGCTTTACCTTATTGTGGACTGGGAGCGGATGGATGGTATTGTCCACGTTCGGCGGCATATCCTGATCTTCCTGGCTTGAACAATATGAAAATAGTGCATACAATGCTTATATGAAAACGCTACCACAGTTGTTCCAGATCCAGGACCAGTTCTCAGAACTATTCCAAAAGAAGGATGACCTTTCCTTGGAGGAGAGGGAGCGGCTAACACAGGAGTTCTCTCTAGCACTCCACAGTGAGGTGTCAGCCCTGATCAGTGAGATCAACTTTAAGAACCATCATCAGGATCGTAAGCAGGTGGTGGAGAACAGCATCCTTTTCGAGGGCGTTGATGTCTTCCGATATCTCTTAGCTATCTTAAATCTCTGGGGCTTCAGTGCAGAGGATTTCTCGCAGGCTTTCGACGACAAGGAGAACTACCTCCAGGTCAAGTATGTCAAGAACGCGCAGAAGTGGCAAGGCCAACCGGTCATCCTCGTGGATGCCGACGATGTGATTGTGGAGTTCCGGAAGGGCTACAGTGAGTATCTTAATGCTATGGAAGGCATCGATGTTGACGTCAACTCCAAAGAATATTATTTCACCAACGGCATTCCAAAGGACCGCTACAATCCTGAGCAACTATTCCAGGATTTCATCGATCAGCGACGCCTCAGAGATTTAGAGCCTATCACGCCCACAATTCAAGCAATCAACGACTTGTACGACCAGGGCTATTGGATCCAGATTCTTACAGCTAGACCTGACTGGAACAAAACATGCCAGTATGACACTTATACTTGGCTTGAAAATAGCGGCCTAAAATTCCACAAAATTGACTTTTCGCCTGAGAAGATGATTTGGGCTGCAAATAGTGAGTATTACGATTCTGAGTCGATTGTGTGCGCTATTGATGATAGTTCCAAGCACACTATGGAATATGCTAAGCATGGGATCAAAGTGGCATCGCCAGTCACGCCTTATAACGAGGAGTTGCGAGGGGTAGAGAACGTCATTATGTTCGAGACAAAGCAAGAACTTGCTGATATCATTAAACAGTTCTCACTCCGGCGCATATTTAGCGTATGATGCGTATTACAGTTGGACAATTACGAACCCTTATAAAGGAAGCAATGCAGGAGCTGAATCCTGATCTTGACCCAGATTGCAAGAGCTTTGCAGTATTTGATTTCGATGAGACGCTGGCACTGACGGATTCGAAAATTTTGATAACAGATGACCAGGGAAAAAAGATCCGATCTCTTACCCCCGCGCAGTATGCTCTTTATGTTCCCGAGCCGGGAGAGAACTTTGACTTTAGTGAATTTGAAATTGTCAAAGACGGTAAACCAACTGCTTTGATGGATGTTCTGCGAGATGTGGCTGCCTGCGGAACCACCGCCGCGGCCATTTTAACAGCTCGAGGCCCTAAATCACAAGACCCTATTAGAGAGTTTCTTGCAGACATGGGGGTAAAATTGCAGATAATCGACACTGTAAACACCTCAGATCCCCAAGCCAAAGCCCGGAAGATAAAAGGCTACGTTAGATCTTATAGCCCACAAGTCTTGCACTTTTTTGAGGATTCACCTAAGAATCTCGCTGCAGTAAAGAAGATGGCAGAGTCTGATCGTGAATTTGAGAACGTAGATGTGATTTTGCATAAGATGGTGGATGGCAACAAGGTAGACGTCGAGCACGTCGTGTATAAAGGATTAAGCGCAATCGCAGCTCCTGAAGATTCAAAACACATTTGAACAACTAGCTTACTCAACATATAATAACTTATAACTTCACACAAGGAGGCAGTTTTGCCACAGAACCTTAGTCTTGAGCCCGTTACCCTTCCTATGCCCCTTCGCTTCGGCGAGGAACCACAGACCGAGTTTGTCAATGATCTTGACGCACTGCGTGTTGAGCTTGTCGATAGTCCAACAGCTGAGCAGATGCGTCATGTGGCATATCGCTACGTGAAGGCAACGTGGGCCGACGCGCCCGAAGATACTGATCCGATGAATGCAACTCAAAAAGAGTTGTCAGAAACTCTTGAGGACGTGATGCAGTTTCGAGCACTCCCAGCCGGAATGGAGGCTATGAGCTTTACATTCTTAATCGGCGGGATCGATCTGCAGACCGTCACTCACCTAATCCGTCACCGTGCCGGCACCTTTGCAGCACAATGCACCGGTGATCGCTGGCAGTCGCATAGCCGAGTACTGGCACCTGCTGCTGTTCAAAACAGCCCGGAAATCTATGGCCGCTGGAAGGACCACATTGAAGCAGGCAAGAAGCTTTACGCAGATATGATCGATACTAGGCAGATCAGCATTATGGACGCACGGACCATTCTGCCCCGTGCTATCGAAACCTTCTACTACGCGCGTTTCAACCTGAAAGATCTGATCGGTTTCATCCGCCAGCGATGTGACAAGCAGATCCAGCCCGCAGCAGACAACCTGATGGCTGCCAAGATGGCTCTGGAAGTTTGCAAGGTTATTCCTGAGGCTGCAGCCTGCATCGGTACTCGGACCCTTACTGCGCCTGCCATGCACTACGTTCGCAACATGCGCACTGGCACCGGAACCAACCTCTACTGGCCTGATGCCGACACCGATGCACACATTGAGTATCACCCCAACGACACCATCTATCAAGCTGAGCGTGATGATGTTAATGGCACCAACCCTCCGCCTGATGAGGCAGGTGAGAATAGTAAGTTTCGGCAGCACTGGAATGCGCTTCTCGCACAGATCAGTGACATCGAGATGGAATACAAGGATAAAATGGGTCGCTAACTTGCCTTTCTCTAATCCAAACACAGCACGAAGGCGCCGGGCCATTTACCGGTGCTTTCACTTAGGTCTCACTTACTTTTCGATTAATGAGGCTCTTAATAATCAGGACGAAAAACCCTTGTCGATCGAAGATTATAAAGTTTGGAAATCTCTGCTTTACCCAATCTCAGCGGGAGATACCCTTATGAAGAAAGCTATTATCGAAGAGGGTAAATCCCTGTCTTGGGTTGCGAAACAGATAAATAAGAGGCGACAAACCCAGACGCTATCATGAAAGAGCTAGATTTGCACGGTCTCACTCACGATCGAATAAGGGATATCGTCACAAGTTGGGTTCACAGCAACCCTCCTCCTTGCAAGATTATCACAGGAAATAGTGCTGCTATGGAGAAGCTGGTTCGAGAAGCTCTTGACAAGCACTATCGCTGTGAGTATGAAAGCTATCACAATCTAGGAGCACTCATTGTCACAAGAAGATGAAGAAAAAGTAGTCGAATTACCCGAAGAGTTTGCGGGCCTCGACCTGTACACAAAATCAGAATATGAAGCTGGAAGAGCGCTAATCATGGGGCTTATCCATTCCCTTCAAATTGAACAATCTAAAGCTCAGCTGTATTTTATGCTCATACCACTAGCGTTTTCAGTCGGATTACTGCTAGGTTACTACATTTCATTTATTAACCTTTGAGAGGATATCACAAATGAAGGTTTATATCGCATCCCCGTTCTTTAACCCCAAGCAAGTTGAGCAAGTTGAGTTTCTTAAAGAAGCCCTCACTGCAGCAGGTCATGAATACTTTAGCCCAAAGGATTTCTTTGTGCTCAAGCCTAATGCTACGCAAGAGGATCGCACACGTATCTTTGATGTGAACTGCGAGAAGATCCAGTGGGCTGACTTTGTCCTGTGCAACACGGAAGCCAAGGATCTTGGCACTATTTGGGAGGCAGGTTATGCTTACGGCATCGAAAAGCCGGTCGTCTTCTTTGCTGAGGGCTTGCCCGATGGTAAGTTTAACGTGATGCTTAGTGAAGCCGGCAAGTCAGTCAACACCACGCGTGAGCAGATGCAAGACTACCTTAGTCGTGTTTCCGACGCAGGGGAGCTCATCTTCGAACAATATTCAGGATTTACTCAGTAGTGAGAAAGACCCTACTGTTACTCTTTGCTTTTGGTTTAATGGCATCGTGTGTTCATAAGCCTAGGGTTACTATCCAAGGGTGGCGTCTAGTGCTTGATTGCGACCCCCAGGAACCTGCTTGCGAAGAGTTTTAAGATTTAACAGGAGAAATAAAATGAAATTCTTAAAAAATACAATCACACACCTTGCACTAGCTTTTATGATTTTAGCTGGTGCTCCATCAACAGCAATGGCCGATGACCATGCTGTTGATATCACCGGAGACAGCGCGGACTGGAAAAAGCGTTCAGGCCTTCGGTTTGGGTATAACTACCTTAGTAACGGAGATAAACCCACTAATGGTGAAGAGGCAAAGCTTCGTAGCCCGCATATGTTTGCCATAGGCTATGAGCTTCAACAGACTATGTCAGGCGGCGACTGGTTAGACATCTTGTTTATCCAGAACGTTACCATTAGCGGCCTAGAGCAGAGTGTCATTGCACCTTCTGCAAATGTTTTGGTGGGCTTTGAGATTAATGACACGCTTCAGCTAGCTGTAGGTGGCAACCTCTCGGTCTATGACCCATCTCCGGACGGAAACTATATCCACCTTGTAACTGCTTTGGGCTTTACAGCTGCCGCAGGAAAGCTGAGTGTTCCACTTCATCTTGTGTATGTTCCTGACGTTAACGGGTTCTGGCGGTTTGCGATCACCACCGGCGTGAACTGGTAGGAGAAGAACGATGAGATATCTGTTAATTTTTAGTTTATTGCTACCTGCAGCTGCCCAAGCGGATGAGCAACGGATCGGTTTCGTTGCTGGCTCTACACACGGCGTAGGCTTAGGATACAGTAGGCAGCATAAGGACGGAACGGGCTGGCAAGTCTCAGCTCTTCCGATTGTTGAGGATGACTTTGATGCCACCGTTTTTCTCGGGGGAACCTACTTCAAGACTCTAAACTCCACAAGCTGGGGTCGTGCATACTGGTCATTAGGAATGGCTGCTTTTTACAATCGGAATACTGACGAGCAGTTTGAGTGGGTTTGCGACGCTAATGATGAGAACTGTCGCGACGTAAGTCAGGGATCACGCTTGGATGAAGGCCTTATGCTTTCCTTTGGTCCGGGCGTAGGCTTGGAACGACGCTGGAAGCAGTTCGCTGTGTCTCTAGAGCTTCCCCTTGCAGTCCAGATCGGCTATGTCGAGCACAAGGTCCAGTTCTTGGGTATGCACCCAATTCCGAACTTCTCTCTAATGTATTTCTGGTAGGAGATTGCAGGTAGATGCGCTTCGAGCTTATCACTGAAGAAAACCTTGACGACTATACCGACAACGGTGAGTTTCCTAACTTTGTTCATTATCCCATGAAGAAACTAAGAGAAGATTTCTATGATGTTAAGAAGAAAGATACACTCATCTTCTGGGGCGCCGAAGGTCACAATATAAAATCGAAGAATGTCACGTTAAAATCCATCGGAAAGTTTGACGGGACGCTAGAAGAAGCATTAGATGTCTTGAAATCTTCTTTGCCGCCAAGCCAGGTGATGCTTGTTCATACTGAGCACGGTGAGATATACAGAGCAATTGTTCCTCGAAGGAGAATGAGATGAAATTTGTTATTACAGGTGAAGCCGGTTTTATCGGGCGCAACCTCCCTCTAGCATTTGAGAAGCACGGTCACACGTTTGTTTCACTACTTAATCATTCAGCTTTTGTTTGTCTCCCTACAGGTGAGCCCTGTGTGCATCGCAACTCAGAAGATCGCTGGTTCTCTGTCCTGGAAGAGAATGATATCGACCTGGTGATCCACAATGCAGCCTTGGTAGGCACGGATGTGGTGGCACTAAACCCAAACGAAGCATCCCTAACTAACGTCTCAGGCACACACATCATCTGTCGTGCAGCAGAACGAGCTGGAGCTGCCGTCTCCTATATGGGCACCACAGTGATCTACAATACTGCGCTTTACCAGCGCATTAAGATCCATGAACGATCTGAGCATCTACCTAAGACGCTTTACGGCTCTCAAAAGCTTGCGTCAGAATACATCGTTCAGAGTGCATGCACCCGCTGGAATGTTGTTCGCCCGCTCTTCGCTTACGGCGGCGTGGGTGACATGAACTCTCTGATTGCCAAAACCCTCTACGCTTCTCGTGATGGTCGTGATAGCATCAATATGTTCCTGGATCCGATGAAGGTGAAAGATTACATGCACGTTACCGACTACTGCGATGCCGTTGCCCTATCCTGCCACCTGCAGATGTGGGGTAGCGACTACAATGTCGCAGCTGAGAACCCTTATAACACTCGTGAGATCGTGGAGATGATGTCCGAGGTCTCGGGCCGCGACCTAGAAGAGGTGATCAAATGGCACCCGCACACCGACTACCTCGGAAACCATCGCCTTCTTTCCAAGAAGTTTAGAGATGCCACGGGATGGGAGCCGAAATACACACTCCTCCAAGGCATTCAGGAATCCTGGGAGTCAATCTTGGAAGATAGAAGCGGCTACAATCCCCTCGTGTACCTGGATGAAGCAGATAAGCGCGGATTAGATCTCACGCAGTTCTACTAGGCTGTGTAAATCTCTTACTTATAGAATATAATAGGGCGCAAGGAGAACCTCACTTGTCACTTCAAGACGCCTTTCCATTTGACGAACCACGTCAGGCACAGATCGATGCCATCGCTTTCACTATTAATACTTTCTTAAAAAGTGATAAACGCTTCTGTATCATCGAGGCAGGAACCGGCGTAGGTAAGTCTGCTATCGGTGTCACCATCGGACGAGTTCTTAACTCTAAGTACGAGCAGTTTACCGACCAGGATCCTGTCAAAGGTACATACTTTGTCACCACGCAGAAGATCTTGCAAGACCAGTACGTCAAGGATTTCGGTGGCTACGGTAAGAAGATGAAATCTATCGCTTCCTCTGCTAACTACCCATGTAGATATCATAAGGGCAATAGCTGCGGTGAGTCAAAGCAACTCCTCAGAACAGCCGAGAGATCTAGTAAGTTCTTCAAAGTTTGCACGATGAACTGCAACTACAATCAGGCGAAGGACGAGTTTATTAACTCGCCCGAGTCAGTGGTCAACTTTCCCTACCTGCTCACCGAGGCAACCTACAGCGGCAAGCTTAAACCGCGTCACTTGCTGGTGCTAGACGAGGCACACAATATCGAGTCACAGCTTAGTCGCTTCATCGAGGTGTCAGTTTCGGAGTGGTTCTCTAAAAAGACACTCAAAGCAGGTTGGACGAAGGCAGAAACTCAGTTTCAAGCACATAAGTGGATCAGCGAAGTTTACTACACCAAAGTTTGCGACCGACTCAAGCACATCGAAAAGATGATGAGCAAATACGGCGGGCTAAAAGACAAGCTAGATGAGATGATGGGTTTCGCCAAGCAGTTGGACATGTTGCGCTCTCATGTTGATCGGCTCCGCATGTTTCTCAAGCACTACGACAAGGAAAACTGGATCGTGGAGTTCGAGAACTACAAAGGTCGAGGCAAACGCCGCATTACCTTCAAACCTGTGGATGTGTCCAAATTTGGGCAGGATTACCTTTTTAGGCTAGGGACCAAGGTTTTAATGATGTCGGCGACGATCCTTGACAGAGAAGCATTCTGTCAATCTCTGGGTATCTCTGCGGGTGATGTGGAGTTTCTTTCTCTGCCTTCACCCTTTCCGACGGAAAATCGACCTATCATCGAACTACCGGTGGGGCCAATGAATGCCAAAGAGATCGACAACACCCTGCCCAAGATGGCGAAGGTCGTGGAGGAGTTATTGGAAGCACATCCCGACGAGAAAGGGATTGTCCACTGCCACACGTTCAAGATTGCCAACTACCTAAAAGACAACATCAATTCCAAGCGCCTGCTCATTCACGAGACATCAAATCGGGAGGAGATGCTGCAAAAGCACATGCAGTCAAACAAACCAACGGTTCTGCTTAGTCCGTCAATGTCAGAGGGTGTGGATCTACGTGATGACTGCTCACGCTTCCAGATTATCTGCAAGATCCCGTATCCCTACTTGGGTGACAAGGTGGTGAAGAAGCGCATGAACAAGTGGCCCGGCTGGTATCCCCTCCAAACCGCGAAATCCATCGTCCAGGCAGTAGGGCGCAGTATCCGGTCTGTAGACGATCACGCAGTGACTTACATTTTAGATGGCCAGTGGCGTAGCTTTTACGGAAGGAACAAGAAGTTCTTTCCTGATGATTTTCAAAAATGCATTAAGAGGTGATCATGAGCGAAGACGAAGAAAATAAGCTTGGTAAAGTCATTGAGTTTCCTTATCATAAGCTTAGGAAAAACTCTGCACCTACCGAAGAAAAATATGTCAATGCGCTTGACCGTTTTGACCCGTCAGAGATGGAAGATGCCACGCTGGTAGCTACTTTGCAATCTTGCCCGCTCTATGTGATCGGAGACGTGTTTGATCCTCGCTGGTGGGCTCGACGCGTCGCCTGGATGATGAGGCTTGGAATGTCAACTAATCATCCTGTTGTTGGAGACGTTTTTCCAGAGATCAAGCACTGCACTTTAATCGAATACAGTTTTCCCAAGCTCGATTTATGCTGGTTCGACCAAGATACGATGCTCTCTGCAATTAAGATTGTGACAGATAAGTCGATCAAGCAGAATGACATCGATGTTGCAGAGAGATCCTTAGATCGAAAAGGCCACAATCCCAAGAAGTATCTACTAAGTTTCTTTGAGCCTAACCCAAAGATTAACACGTCAGATTGGGAAGTTATTCCTATGGCGGATTTCTCATATACGCTCCACGACATGGCAGATGCCTTAGGTGAAAACCTTGATATGGCTCGGAGCTTAGATGATTGCGGTTCGTGGATGCTTCTGCTGGACGAGTTTACTACACGTTACCTGTCATATTACAACAGAAACGATGCCAACAACACAGCCATGATGCGCTACTTCGCACAGCAGTTAGGCCTAGACAAGATACTGGATAAAGTGGCCAAACAGGGCACTGGATTATTTTAAAGCATATTTAGAAACAGGAGAAAATAATGGGCGGTGCAGCTGGACATATGGCACATCCTTTCGATCTTCCCGCAGTTCGAAATGGAAAAGACCTGATCAAGTTCTTTGACGACGCGTCAGAATACCTTGCCAATAATGAGTCGAGCGTAAAGATCGACGGCGTCAATGTAAGCTTTAAGCTCGTCGACGGGCCGAACGGCAAAGAGTTCGCGATGGATCGTGGAAGCTTAAGCCCGCTGGATATCGGTGGCATCACTCGAGCGAAACTTGACCAACGCTTTCCAGAGGGTCACGGTATGATCGCGGCAGGAAACGAGATGCTCGATCTGCTTAACACTGCACTCCCGGACATTCAATCAGAGCTTGAAGAGCTCGGAATGTACGACGATCCGACAATGTTCCTAAACACGGAGTATGTTTCAGGCAAGACCAATGTGACAGATTACGACCAGAAGTTTCTGGCCATTCACGGTCTCAACCAGTTCTACGAGAAGATATCACGCATCAAGAGTAAAGCGCGTCGACCAGGCGCTCCACGACCGGAAGGGGTAAAAGCTCCTAGTGCGGAAGTAGCATATGACAAATCCGTCATGAAGCGTCTTATTGACAAGCTTGGAGCTGCAGCCAAGAAGCAAGGCTTCGAGGTTTACGGTGATGTCCCGGCTGCTCTCAAAGGAGATGCTCAGACTGCTGATTTCTCCGGCACTCTCTCGTCGCCGTTTGAGGTGGTGAGGTCCGAGGGCGAAGCGGAAACTAAACCCTTGTCCCAATGGCTTCAGGCAGCAAACCACCCGGGAGTTGAAAAGATAACTTTAGGTAGCGGCAAGAAGGTGAATGCTCTCAGCAAAGAGGTCTATATGTCCATTATCGATGGAGTGCCCGTTGATGAGCTTGTCCCAGACTCAGGCCAACAGCAGACTGCCATTGACGCAGCAGTCATCTACCATGCTACTCGAATGCTAGGAAACGATATCCTTGATGTGCTTACCTCACCAATGGGCGATGTTCGCGCTCACGAAGGTGTGGTTCTCCGAGACGAGCGCTTTGGTTCACGCCCAGTAAAGATCACGGGTGATTTTATCGTAGGTGGCTTGGAATCTGCGTTCCAGAAGAACGAAAGCCTTCTCAGGAACTACGTTAAAGCTATTCTTAAATCTTAATCGATCGCGGTTCGGATGAACGCGCGCAACAGGCTTTCCTGTAAAGCTTTCCCAGATAGGATGTCAAAGATCGCCTGCTTTGAAGCATCACTCAGCTGGAAGGGAAGCATGTCTTTAAATGCCTCTTCATTCCCGTCAACCAGGTGGCGCCGCATATCGGTGCCGCTTACTGGGACAGTTTCATTGCGATCAAGGGCGACTTTGTCCAGCTTCTCAAGTACGAAATCTTGATCCAAATACCTCAGCAACTGTTCTTCGCTGTAGTTGTTTTCGATATCAACTGGGTCCGAGTAGATAGTAAAGTGATCTTCAGAGTTTTGCTCAGAGGAATTCTGTAGAAGCTCATACGCTTTGCGAATAGGCGCGCCCCCGGTGCCTAGAAGATGAAGCGTGACGTTGCTAGGTAGTATTTTGCCTAGATGATCCTCCCAGACTTTTCGCATGTCATCTCCGTAGATCGGGTGCACCCCGGGCTTCGGTACTTCGATTTTTCTTGCGCCCTGCTTGACCGTCCGCGTGTCGCTTGGATCTTTAATCTTTCTAACGCCCCTGCTAGACAGAGAGACGAAGAGCTCCACTTTGTCGTTTTCCTTTGCAGCCTTTTCGACCATAGCATGATGCCCGGCGTGATAAGGCTTAAAACTACCTGCGACTATTCCGACTTTCATAATGAAACTCCAGGCATAAATATTGAATCGAATTTATTATAACACACGTATGTAGATTTACACGGTCCGGGGTAGTATTAATACATGTCTAAAAAGAGAAGATTTAAACCGGGTGACATGGTCCAGGTTTTGTCTGGGGATGATCATGAAAAATACAAGAAAGACGATGTAGGCTTAGTGCTCCCCGGGAAAATGGCGTGGCCCTTGTCAAGGGCACACTCAAACGGAAAAAGAACCCTTATGTATTCAGTCTTAATATTCGGAACTAAGCACTGGATAGATGGAAAAGCACTTCGATTGATTGAGAAGGTAAATGGATAGAGATCTCACTTATCTAAGAGAAGGAGATCTAGTCTGTATTCCCATGCAGGAACCGCCCGTCGTAGGATTCGTTGCCAGAACTCCACCCCCAACTGCCACTTTTGTCCGGATCCTTGTTGACGGGAAGCTTGACTGGTGGCACATAACCGACTGCGATATTATAAGTTGTGTAAATCCAGAATAGGTGTTTTATAATCTTAGCACCGGAGATAAAAAGTGTCATTTGACGATTTCAAGAAACCTAATCGATTCGTAGGCATGCACGGCCACGATGGTTATTCCACTTACGATGGCCTAGGATACCCAGCAGATCACCTGGACTTTGTCTTGGAGAACGGCATGGATGCCCTCTCTATTACCAACCACGGTAACTGCAACTCCCTCCCTTTCCTCTGGAAGCACGGCGAGAAACTACGCAAGCAAGGTCGAAATGTTAGAACCATCTCAGGATGTGAGTTCTATTTTGTTCCATCGCTTAAGGAGTGGGAGAAGCAGTATCAAAACCATCGAGATCGAGTAAAGGCGGAACGGGATGCTAAAAAGCAAGAAGCCCTATCTAAGATCGATGTCAATAAAGATGCCGAGGATGATGAGGCTCAGGGGGGCCACGTTATTGAGGATGAGGAAGCCAGCAAGACTTACGACCCCGACGCCTTGGATTGGAAGCGCCGGTATCACTTAGTTGTCACAGCGCGGAACTTGACCGGCCTGCAAAACCTCTTCAGGTTAATCAAGCGCTCGTACAAGGAAGGGTTTTATCGGTTTCCACGCATTGACTTTGAAATGTTGAAGGAGCACGGGGAAGGGCTCCAGGTGTCGTCTGCCTGTCTGGCAGGCATCGCCACTGGAACCGTCTTTAAGGGGCAGGCTCACAAGAAAGATTTTGAGGAGATCATGCGGGATCTCGGTAATCTCACAGATCGCTTTCATGATGCGCTAAGTCCGGATCGTTTCTTCTGGGAGATCCAGTTCAACTCCTTGGACGCACAACACACCACAAATCACTACCTGCTAGAGATGGCCAAACGCCACAACCTTCCTCTCATCGCCACCGCAGACAGTCACTATCCACGACCGGACCTGTGGGAAGCCCGGGAGCTCTACAAGAAGCTCGGCTGGATGCGTGATAAGCCCACCCCTCTCCCCACCTTCGACGAGCTCAAGTGTGAGCTTTATCCCAAGAACGCGGAACAGATGTGGGAGGAGTACGGAAGGCATTACACTCAGCACGACTTCTACAATGGCACCGAAGACATGGTCCGGCAAGCAATCGAGCGTACACATGACCTGACCTGGAACGAGTTCGAGGACGTCTGGATCGACAGCAAAGCCAAGCTGCCTAACTACGCCAATCCCCAGCGTTCACACGCGTGCTATCCCGAGCCGCCTGAGGACACCCCGTTCCAGCAGCTAGCTAAGCTGGTCAAGGCGGCGATGATCCGCGAGGGCCTAGGTGACAAGCCCGAGTACGTCGCGCGTGTCAAGGAGGAGATGGACGACATCAAGTTCCTGGGCTTCGAGAACTACTTCCTGACCATGTATGACGTGTTCCATCTCGCAGAGAAGAAGACGCTGTTCGGGCCGGCCCGTGGTTCGGGTGGTGGCTCGCTGGTCAACTACCTGCTGGGCATCACGCAGATCGACCCCCTCCCGTTTGGCCTGCTGTGGTCGCGCTTCCTGGGCCGCCACCGCACGTCCTGGCCTGACATCGACTCTGACGCGGGAGACCGCGACGCGCTGATCGATGCAGCTCGAGTCCTCTTTGGAGAGGATGCGGTCATTCCCGTGTCCAACTTCAACACGCTGAAACTCAAGTCCATCGTTAAGGATGTGGCCAAGTTCTACCAGATCGACTTCGCCGAAGTGAACCGGATCACTGGTCCCCTCCAGGGTGAGGTGGAACCCTTCGCCCGAGATGCCAACACCGAGAAGTCCGTCTTTGTGCTCAAGCACGACGACTGTATGAAGTACTCCGATAACTACCGGACCTTTATGGAGAAGTATCCGCACGTGGAGAAGCACGTGAGCACGTTGTTTATGGAACAACGAGCCATCGGCCGACATGCTGGGGGCGTCCTCATCGCTGATGAGAATGAGTTAGCCGAGACCATGCCCCTGATCGGTGTGCGTGGTGAGCTCCAGACCCCCTGGACCGAGGGTATGAACTTCCGGAACCTGGAAGACAACGGTTTCATCAAGTTCGACTTCCTCGGCCTAACCCTAATGAAGGATGTGGAGAACTGCATCAAGCGCGTCCTGCGGACGCCTGACAATCCTCAGCCTAGCTTTGCGCAGATTAAAGAGTATTTTGACGAGCATCTTAACTGCCGATATGTCAAGCAGGATGACCCTAAGGTGTGGGAGCACTCCTATCACCATCAGAATTTCGCCCCGGGCCTCTTTCAGTTTACGGCTCAGGGAGCTCGCAACTTCTGTCAGCAGGCTAAACCCGATAACATTGAGGAACTAGCGGCCATTACTGCTATCTATCGCCCGGGCCCACTCAAGGCTAATGTCCACATCAAGTACGTGGAAGCCAAGAACGACCGGGACAACATTGTCTACGACCACCCCGTGATCGAGCGCGTCCTCGGCCCCACCTGCGGTTTCATCACCTTTCAGGAGCAGTTCATGACCCTGGCAGTCGAGCTCGCAGGGTTTACTCCCGGTGAGTCTGACAAGATGCGTAAGACGCTGGTGAAGAAGTCCTTAGACACCATCGGTAAGAAGGGTTCCGAACGTGACCAGCTGCGTAAGCAATTCGTGGAAGGTGCTCAACGCCTCCATGACCTAGATCCCAAGATCACTCACGCGCTTTTCGATAAGATCGAGTTCTTCTCCCTTTATGGTTTCAATAAGTCGCACGCCGTGGCTTACGCCATCGATAGCTACTACGCCGCCTGGCTCTACACCTACCATCCCAAGGAGTGGATCGCTACTGTGCTCCAGTCAGAGAACAACTCCCCTAACGGTCTGGCTAAGACCATCCGGGAGGTCAAGGTCCTGGGTTACAAGTTTGCACCATCGGATATCAACTACTCCGGTGAGGAGTGGGATTATAATCCTGAGCGAAAAGCCTTTGTACCTCCCCTGTCTTCTATTAAAGGTGTTGGTGGTAAAGCGATGGAGGAGATCATCGAGCATCGTCCTTTCCGCAATCTACGCGAGCTCTTCTTTAATGAGGAGGGTAAGTGGCGTCACTCCAAGGTAAATAAGACCTGCTTCGGTGCGCTCTGTCAGATTGAGGCTTTCACCTCGCTGCAGGAGTTCCAAGACGGTGACCTTGACAACCATCGCCAGCTCTACCACTTGATCGTTGATAACTACGAGCAGATCCGAAAGTCGGATGAAGGTAAGAAGAAGTGGTTGGATAAGCTAGAAGCCATCGGTGACAAGAACCGCGAGGAGGTCGATAAGATCATCTCCGTCTACACCAAGACCAAGATGCCTGAGATGGAGGAAGCCGCTCGATCTCTCGTCCTTGATGCTAATGTGATGGACTGGACTTACATCGATCACTTAGTAGATTCCCTCAAGACTATCGAGCACCCTAAACCTCGACGACAGCTCCAGATCGATCGCTGCTTCGAACGGATTGCAAAGAACGGCGATCGTCGTGAAAAGATCCTTGAGCGCATCGATGCTTTCTTCGATCTAGACGAGGCAATGGGTTCTGTTGCGCACATTGAAGACTGGTCGCGTGATGAGAAGATTCGTCTCTACCAGGAGATCACGTCTGCTATCAATAATGCGTTGGTCTTTCCTGCCGAGGTGATGAAGCGAATCACCAAGACTGATATGCCCTCTGTCTGTGAGATCCCTGGCGGGGAGAAGGCTGTTGCTTGGGGTTGCGCCGCCGAGATCCAGAAGAAGACCACCAAGAAGGGTAAAGAGTTCTATCGCCTTCGAATGATCGATGACCAGAACAGATCTTGCTGGCTTCGAGTATGGGGTAAGTTCTTCGAGTGGGGTGAGGAGCGCGGACAAAAGCTCTACTACGAACCACCCGATTTCTCCTACTGGTTGATGGAGGTGGATGTAGATCCTAACTGGGGCGCTTCCACCGCAGCCTTTAAGATGCGCAGGATCCCCCTAGCCGATGATTAATCCGGGACAACTTGTCAGAATCACAAAGACAGCTGTGCAGGACAGTCGCCATCTAAATAAGTTGGGTGTCTTGCTGAAGGATAATGGTGTGGACGATTGTGGCATTCCAGAAGTATATATTTTAGTCGATGGTGATAGAATATGGGTATACCCAGACGGATATGAGGTGATTGATGATCAAGTTTCCGATCTCTAAGGTCGTTCTAGAGGGTTGCGACCTAAGTGGCAAGACCTCGCTCTATAACTCCATTCATAAGCGATCTGGATTCCGATGGAACATTGATGATAGGTCATCTTTGTCAATGTGCGTCTACGCTAATCAATATGATCGGGATGATTACTACCTTAGAAAGAACCTCACGATGGAGCTATCTAACCTGAACAATCACTTTGTTCTTCTCCATCCTGACCTGGACGTGATTCATAACAGATATCTCGACCGAGGAGATGAGTTCCAGGATGTCGACTCTCTGATCGACCTGCACACAAGGTTCAGCAAGGAGTTTGAAAAGATCTGCATGTTACCTAACGTTCATGCCTTCACTTCAGGGACGCTGAAGGACCAGGCCGATCGATTGATGAGTAACTTCTCTGACTGGGAAGCAAGGACACCTGAACAGATCGGTCGTTTGGCCTATGAGTTCGCCAAGTTCAGCCCGAACCGTGAGTGCACAACGATGCAGTTCCACTTCTACGATGACGGAACCTTTGAGGAGGTGAATGACAATATTGAATTTACTCCTGGCGAGGAAGTGTACTACGCTCGAATCAGAGGCAAACTGATCGGAAAGATAGAAGATGAGCTTCGCGGCCGAAACCCTTATAAGCGCAAGGAGACAGACCAGTCACGAAGGTTTGTGTTCTCCGGAGAGGAATGCATCTCCTTCATCCAGGTTCTCGTTCGGGATGGTTTGATGGATGTCCACGCTGTATTTCGAAGTTCTGATACAGAGCGCAAGACAGCCACCGACATTCAGCTAATCCATTACCTAGGCAGAGAGGCCTTTAGGTTGCTCAGATTGAACCCAGATGAATATAAAGTTCGCTTCCGGTTTAACATAAACAGTGCTCACGTACTTTAATCTTAAACAAATCAAAATTTTTATCTAGAATACCTTATCATTAACTTACGTTCAAGGCACAGAAAGGAAAATAATAATGCGCCTAGCACTAGTAACAATGTTCGCAATCGGTCTGATGGGTTGTCCCGACGACAAGGCAGCCACCACGGCTGCTGCAACCACCACAACCGGTACCGCCACAATGGCAACTGGTAATGAAGGTACGACTAATACGGAGACCACTGAGGGAACCGAAACGAATACCGAAAATACCAACAACACTGGTAGCACCACCAATACAGAAGGTGCTGCTACTGAGACCAATGCAGCCGCGGCCAACGAAGCTGCTGCAGCAGCACCAACCACGGCAACGGAGGAAACTCCTGCCGCAACGAACACCAACACCGATGAGACGAAAACTACTAACAATAGTAACGACTAATCAAATCGATTTTGGTAATCGTGAAGGGGGCCTCTGTGCCCCCTTCTTTATTTGGAGACAAAAATGACAAGACATGCGCTGGTGACGGGAGCCGCTGGGTTTATAGGATCTAATCTTTGCCGCAAGCTTTTGCAAGAAGGCTGGAAGGTTACAGGAGTAGACGATCTGAGCAGCGGCCATCTTGAGCTTGTCCAGGGATTAAAAGGGCTGACATTGGTCGTAAATGACTTCGCTTCTGAACCCATTGTAGAAGCTGTGGAGTCAGGAGACTTTGACGTAGTATTTCACGTCGCCGCAGTGCCACGCGTAAGCTATTCAGTCGAAAATCCATCAGATACAACTCTTAATAACGTGGCTAAGACAGTAAAGTTAATGGAGTCTTGCAGGGGAAAGATCGATAGGTTTGTATTCTCTTCGTCTTCGTCAGTCTACGGGGGCGCCGAAGTAATGCCCACACCTATAGATCAGCCTCGAGATCCAAAGTCTCCTTATGCTTGGCAGAAGTCTTCTGTAGAAGATCTGCTTAGAATGTTTGGTAATCTATACGATTTCGACTCCGTGTGCCTGCGCTACTTTAATGTGTTTGGACCTAATCAATACGGTGACTCACCCTACTCCACAGCCATCTCCGCATGGTGTCACGCTGTAAAAGAAGGATTACCTCTTCGAAAAGACGGCACAGGTGAACAGAGTCGTGATATGTGCTATGTTGACAATGTTGTAGATGTTAATATACGAGCAGCCAACCACGAAGGTGCACTTAAAGGTGAGGCTTTCAACGTCGCATGCGGTGATCGAACTAGCAACAATGAGATCTTGGCTGCTTTCGAGTCCCGATTTGGAGATATCGACGTAAAGCAGGCTCCATTTCGACCCGGAGATGTCATGCACACTCAGGCAGATATTTCCGAGACAGAAAGAGTATTTGGTTACAAGCCCCTTGTAAGATTTTGGGACGGTCTTGAAAAGACGTTTGACTGGTGGGGAATATAGCAGTAGACCATCATATTTATTCCTGATAGTGCACCCGGAGTGTTTTTATGAATCTCACTGAAAATGATTTACGCCTTCTGGTTCGCAGTATTCTACGGGAAGAATCAGCAAAACCTGGCCCGTCCAGCGTGAACAAAGCAGATTTTTATCAGAAGCTCCCTGTGGAGAAGCAAGATGATCTGCAAAAAGCTGTCGATAAGTTTGCTAAAGCACAAGTCCCCACGCTTGTCAATGTCGCAAAAAACATGTCAGGAAAGTCAGGTAAAAAAAGCTCAGAAGTACTCGCATCTTTTCTAAAAAATCCTACGCTTAAAATTCCTCCAATGAAGCTAGGAAGAAATTTAAAACTAGGTGGTGAGTTTGGAGCTGGTAATAATTCAAAAGTAAAAGCTGTCGTTGAAAAGGGAAAGCTCAAAGGGTTTACGTTCTCAGGCGAGCTTGGCCCAGGCTTGGAAATTAAAAATGTTTTCGTACAGACCCCTACGATCTCTCTCAGCAAAGAAGCGACAGCCGAGCTAGACATGGGTCTAACGCAGGACATGGCTAGCGCAAAAGCAGGCCTAAACTATAAGATTCCAGGCGGATCTATAACAGGTGCAGCAGCAGGAAATATAGCTCTCGATTCATCCAAGTCCGATTATGAATTCTCTATTGGCTTAAGCAAGAAGTTCTAAAATGAGAAAATCTACAGGAATTTGTTGCATATCTATTAAAATAGATCACGGAGTGTTTTTATGAAGCTCACTGAAAACGATTTACGCCTTCTGATTCGCAACATCCTGCGCGAGCAGGACGAAGAAGAAGTTGAAGAAGAAACCGAAGAAGAGGCTGAGGCCGAAGAAGCGGTCGTTGAACCCGAAGTCAAAGAACCCGAGGTTGATCCTGAGCTCCAGTCCCTAGCAAAGGAATATGAAGACGCAAGTTCATTTAAAGCGAAAGCTGAGGCTATAGCTAATATCTTGCGTCGCCCTGAGTTCTTTGGAACTGATATCGTAGGGCCCACCAAAGGGAAGCAGGTAAAAGGCAAGAATTCCATGCGGTTCGGAGTAGGTGCAGGTGCAAAAGACAAGCATGATTTTAAAGACATCGCTGATAAGATCTATGCTGTCTTGGCTCCAGAAAAAGTAAATCCAGTTCGCGTGTTCGGTCCCGATACTGGCCCCAATGAGAGCGGAACTTACACATCTTATGTTCTTCCTGACCTGGACAACCTAATGTTCACGTTCGGAGGAGCAGGTGAGACATCTGGACAACGCAAAGGTGGCTACGAATATGAGATGAACGTGATCTTCCCGAACCTGAAGGATGCAGGTTTAGAAGCAGAGCTTGGCGCAGATAATACAATCTCAGATGTTTACGTTGTGACTAAGGATGGCAAGCTTGGTATTGAGGTAAAACTCCCTGACGCACAGCTCGGTGAACCCACACTCAAGTATAATATTAAAGATAAATCTTTCTTCCCGTCAGTTGAGAAGGGCATTAACGTAGATGTAGCTAATCTGATCAATGCTGACGACACAAGCACAGACGCTTATAACCGAATGGTGATTATTCGTGATAAGGTCAACACACAAAGATCAGCTGACGGAGAAGATTCTGAGCTTTCACCCTTCCAGGACATTATCGATAAGATCACTAGAGCCGAGTATGACCAGATTGTTAAGCCTGCCCTGCGCGCAGACACAGAAGCAGGAAGTGATATCAGCGGAGTGAAGATCGGTGAGTTTAAGATCGGTTCTGACCGCATGAGGGACTACTACCTTGGAAAGAAAGCAGGCCTAGTTCAAGTGAAGGGTAAGGGACTCTATCATTTGCATCCGGATTTTGAGATCAAGATTAAAGACGAGGATGGCAACGAGAAGAGAACCATCCTCTTCGACTTCAGTGATCAAGTCTCAGGCGGAGTCCAGTTTCGAAACATGAAGGGCAACCGATATGGCATCAGATCAGACACAAGAAGTGCTCCTCTTAAAAAGATCCGACAGTCCCCCATCGATCTTGACAGCGAAGCTGACAGAGAGGCATTCGCAGCAGTTGTGCCTGACATGACCTTTCCAGATCCAAAATCTTTGATGGATGACAAATCCCTAGCAGAGTCAGTTCAAAACCGCTGGCAACTTTTGGCCGGCATAAAAGAATAAATTTCACCGCGTTGTGTTATAATCCATAGTAAGCAACGGAGAGAGCGTGAAGATCCCTGAAACACTATCCTACGACGACGTGCTACTGGTTCCGCAATACAGCGAAATCAGATCCCGCGAGGAGTGCGACACTTCCACAGTGCTCGGACCTGGTGTGGAGCTAAAGATACCGATCATCTCATCCTGCATGGACACTGTGACAGAGGCAGAGATGGCAGCGGTACTGGCTAGGATGGGTGGATTAGGCATCATTCACCGCTACAACACACCCAAAGATCAGGCTGAGCTCGTGAGGAGAGCAGTTGAGCATGCAGAGGGTGGCCCCGTTGCTGCAGCTATTGGAGTGACAGGTGACTATTTCAAACGCGCAAGCTTACTACTGGATGCTGGAGCCTCTGCTCTTTGTGTCGATGTGGCACACGGCCACCATATCCTTGTGAAAGAGGTGCTGGAGGAGCTACGTGCAACTCACGGAGAAGAGCTCTGCATCATCGCAGGAAACGTGGCAACCAAGCAAGGCATTAATGACTTAGCAGATTGGGGAGCAAATGCCGTACGATGCAACATTGGTGGAGGCTCTATATGCAGCACTCGAATCCAAACGGGACACGGTGTTCCGGGCTTTGAGACGATTTTACGATGCTACCAGACAGACCGGAACGTAGCGATCATTGCTGATGGCGGCATTCGAAACAGCGGCGATATCGTTAAGTCCATTGCTGCAGGATCTGACTGCGTGATGCTAGGCTCTCTTCTTTCTGGAACTGATGAGTCACCCGGTGATTTCGTGTATGTTAACGGAGAAAAGCGCAAGGTCTATAGAGGCATGGCTAGCCAAGAAGCACAGTTCGACTGGCGAGGAAGAGCTAGCAGTCTAGAAGGTGTATCCGCCACTGTACCTTACAAAGGATCTGCCGATTTAATACTTAATAATCTGGTGCAAGGTTTGCGGAGCGGCATGTCTTATTCCGGGGCAAGAACTCTCAAGGAGTTGCAGCACCGCGCACAATTTATCAAGCAGACTTCTGCAGGAGAGACCGAAAGTGGAACGCATATTCTCTCTAATCGTTAAAGTAATCTTGCAAGCACTGGGTTCAAGCATGAAGCCCACACCTGATCCGGAGCCTGAAGAACCCGTACAGGTAAAGGAAGAACTCACGCCTGAACCCGTCAAGGAGAAGAAAGTGACACATCAAAAGAAGTATTTGTGGCTGTTAGACAATGGACACGGAGAGACAACGCCCGGTAAGAGATCACCGAAGTTCGATGATGGAACGCGGATGTTTGAATACGAGTTCAATCGTGCTGTTGTGGCAAGGATTAAGAATCGACTTGATGAGATAGGTGTGGCTTACCTCGACCTTGTTCCAGGGGACAGCGACGTATCTCTGAGTGACCGTGTGTCCCTAGCTAAATCTTGTGATGATCAAGGCCTTGAAAAGGTTTACATCTCAGTGCACGGCAATGCAGCAACTGATGATTGGTCATCTGCGAATGGCATCGAAACCTTCTGTTACCCAGGATCTACCACGGGTCATAGGCTTGGTGATGTGTTCCAGAAACACTTGATCGACCAGACGGGGTGGAGAGATAGAGGGGTAAAAGAAGCCAAGTTCTATGTGCTTCGAAAAACTACTATGCCAGCTATCTTAACTGAAAACGGATTCTTTAGCAATAAACAACAATGTGAACAAATGCTCTCGGCAGAGTATAGAGATAAGATAGCCGAAGCACACGTTCAAGCTATCCTCGAAATAGAAAAGGACAGTATCTAATGATCGAGATCGACAATGTAAACATCCTGCGGATCGCTATTGCCAAGTTTTTGGCAGGCTTTCCTGAGAAGACGATTAATCTTCACTCGCACGCAGCGATAAAGATCCTCTCCGGTGAACTTTCTGAGCATCTAAAATCTGAGTTCAGCTCCGATAGCGTCGAGCAGCTCCAGTTTGATTTTGACGGTGAGTAGATGCCCACACCGGAGTTTAAGATATACTGCGGTCCAATGTTTGGATCTAAAACAACACGCCTAATGGCTGCTGTTGACAGGTATCGATACCAGAATCGAAATGTTATAGCTTTCAAACCTAGGCTAGACGATCGATATGATGAATCAGATATTGTCACTCATAACGGGGGCAAGATCCCTGCAGTAACAGTTTTCGACGCGGAAGATATCTATAAACATCTGGCCGAGTCCGACGAAGTCTATGACGTCGTTGCTGTGGATGAAGCCTTTCTCATCGAGGGTGTGTCCGATGTGCTCCGGTGGCTGTATAGCAAAGGAGTGACTATCGTGGTATCTACGCTAGATCTTTCTGCTGCTTGCAATCCTTTTGATGAAGTACAACAAATGATGCCTTGGGCAACCCATGTTGAGAAGTGCCCAGCCGTTTGTCCCGTCTGCAGTAAGGATGCCTACTACACTTACAAGAAGAATGATGACGGAATTGAGATCGCGATCGGGGGAGCCGAGCTTTATGAGCCTCGCTGCTTTGATCATCACCCTTTAATGAACCAGCGAGAAGCTCATGATTCCTAATCCGCGCGACGTAGATCTCGTCATCTACCATAAAAATTGCACTGATGGATTTGGTGCTGCATATTCAGCATGGAGACTTCTAGGCAATAGAGCCGAGTATCTTGCATGCTCTCACGGTGAAGATCCACCCAATGTTAAAGGCAAGAATGTTGCCATCTGCGACTTTTCATTTAAAAATGACGTCACAAAGAAGATGATCGAGGACGCTGACTCCCTGGTTATTCTTGACCACCACAAATCAGCAATGGTCGAGTTGCACGATATTCCTGACGCCATCTTCAATATGGAGAAATCAGGAGCTGTGATTACCTGGGAGTTTTTCCATCCGGGCAAGGACGTTCCAAAGTTTGTCCAGTATATTGAGGATAGAGATTTGTGGAAGTGGGAGCTTCCTTACTCACGTGAGTTCGCTGCAGCATTTGATATGGTCCAGTTTAACTTCGAAGATTTCGACAAATTCGTTGACGATTCTGTCTTTGACGATGCAGTGAAACGTGGATCTTACATTCTCGCTTATTCAAAGACTGTTGTGAAGAAGATTGCAGCAAAGGCTATCCCACGAAAACTTGCCGGACACGAAGCCCTCGTGGTCAATGCATCACATTGGATGTCTGAGGTTGGAAATGCGCTGTCTCCTCATTGTGATCTTGCGATGATCTGGTTTCACGATCACGAGGATAAGAAGATCAAGGTAAGCCTAAGAGCTTTCCACGACAACATCGACGCGTCAGAGATTGCCAAGAAGTACGGCGGCGGAGGTCACAAGTCAGCAGCAGGGTTTACTTGGGAAAAAGGTATCGAGGAGCTATTTGACAAGCCAAAACCGAAGCGCAAAAGATCTACTAAAAAGACTGATTCTGCAAAATCAAAAGACAGCTCATGATCGACGTTGAATGCGGAAATTGTGGATGCAACACCACGCCAGCATGCCCTGAGCATGAAAAAGATGGTAGGCCTTCCTGGGACAAAGTTTGGATGCGTGTGGCGCATACTATTGCTGAGAGGTCTGTCGATCCTCGACACCAGGTGGGAACAATCATCGTGACGGAGGATAACACCCAGCTTCTTTCTCTAGGCTATAATGGCAACTACAAAGGTGGGCCAAACAAAGTAGAATCAGAGGTCCCTGGCCAATCTGGTCTCATTCACGCAGAGCAGAACGCATTAATAAAACTAGATTACAATAATCCCAAGAAAAAGAAGATGTATGTGACATTGTCACCTTGCAGTCACTGTGCTAAGATGATAGTTAACGCAAACGTAAATGAAGTGATTTATGATGATCTATACAGAGATTCCACAGGAATAGAAATCATGAAGTCCGCAGGATTAACTGTTAGAAGATTTTCTCAGCCTAAGTAATAAGCTGAAAGAGTTCATATTTATTACAGCATGGGAGTGCTCTATGTCTAATCCGCTTACTCACGAAAAAGTTTTGGCAATCATCGCCGAGGAAAGACAAAAGATACAAGATGATCTTTGCAATAGCAAGAAGCACTCCCTAGGAAAGAAGGCAGATCTAATCAGCAAAGGATTACGAGTCTGCTGCAAGAAATCTAATAAGGATTACTACGTTGCCAAAAGGAAAAAAGTAGGCAAAAACATGATGTTCATACTGGTAGACCCAGAGGGAAATAGCCTAGATCCCATGCCAGCTGAACAACTTTTAAAAGGTTATAGGTTAGATTAATATGAAGAAGAAAGATGTGGCAAAAAATATCCGTGAATCTTTGGGTATGAGAAATACTGAGAGCCTCGATGAGGCGCTAGTAGTTCAAGCAAAGCCGTTTGCTATTCCAACAGAAGCCCTCTCAGGCGAAAACATTAGAAATCATTACAGCCTGTACGAGACTTACGCAAAAGATTTTAACAAAATAAGCGCAGAACTCGATGGTGCAGACAGATCTAATGCTTCATCAAATCACTCAGCGTTTAGAAGCTTGAAAATAGATGAAGTCTACAATTTAAATGCCACGTATTTGCACGAGCTTTACTTTGCTAACATCGGTGATTTGCAGAGCGAAATTACAATGGATACGCTTTCTTTCATGCGCCTTGAAAGAGACTTCGGTTCTTTTGACGCATGGCAAATGGATTTTCTTGCTTGCGCAAAGTCATCTCGCTGCGGCTGGGTTATCACTGGATTTAATGTTTTTACTCACACTTACATGAACTATGTTGTTGATCTTCATTCTCTTAACATGCCCGTTGGTGTCATTCCCGTAATTGTTCTGGATGTCTGGCAGCATGCTTACTACAAGGACTACTTAAAGGATGTATCTGCATATACAGTCAACATGATGAAGGAATTAAACTGGAACGTGATTGAGCAGAGGTTTGGGCGAACTGATAAGATCGCCCAGGTTATGAGAGGTTAAGATGAACGACAAAGATCTAAGAAAATTGATTGCAGAGGAATTTGCTGCAATAATATCAGAACAAGAAACTCAAGAAGTGCCTACAGGTGATGAACCTGATGTGCCTGCCCCAGATTCAGTAGATGTCCAGATTGATGAGCTTTTGCTGCAATATGAAAAGCTTTCTCTTCCTGACGAAGAAGAGGTTCTTGAAGAAGTTTTGACTACTACTTCTCTTCGGTTTATTTTAGAACAAGAAGAAGTTGATGTTGAAGTCGACGTCGAAGAAGAGGGCGAAGAAGAAGGCGACGATGAGGGTGGAGAAGAAGCTGAAGCTGAAGAGGAAGATGAAGAAGTAGAGGTTGAGGAAAAAATGCCTAAGCTTGACGTCATTACTTTTGCAACTAAAGTGGCACGCCTCGCAGAGATCCCTGAGAAGGTTTTAGATCTAAAAGACGCGATCATCAATCGCGCTATACATTATCTTCAGACAAATTACGATGAGAATGTCGCAAAAGAATTTGAGACTGCTCTAATGGACAAGTTTCAGCTGGCCGTGCCGGAAGAAGAAGTTGAAAAGCTTGTTGCTTCTGATTTACCCGCACCTCCAGCAGTTGGAGCAGGCCCAGGAGGCGGCGCCGGAGGCTGAGTGGCTAAGTACAAGGACTTTGATCGACGCAAGTCTATCCATGTAAAGCTTTATACCGAGACTCATGCAGCATTCAGAGTTGAACTCATGAAAAAGAAGCTGTCTATGCAGGAAGTCTTTGAGGATTTTGCTCAAAGGGTTGTGTCTGGAGACGGTTTTGCCCATCGGGTCCTAGAGACAATTGAGAAAAGAAAGAGAAATCGGGAGATTGAAAAGCTTTCTGAGACAGACGTTGAATCTCTTTTTGATGCAATAGAAGATAATCAAAGTTATGAGGGATGATGTTTAGAAACGCTAGGAAGATAAAAGATCTTGAAGCTGAAGTGAGAGACCTAAAGCTGCTTTGCACTCAACTAACCAACAACGCTATTTCTCTAATGAAAGAGCAGGCGATGCTTGCAGATGTTTTAAAAAAAGTACTTGAACATCAAAAAGTCATTGATAGGCTTATAAATACTAAATACACGATCACTACGGCGAACGACGATGATGACATCATCCACTAGGGCGAAAAATGGTACAATCACTTCTAGACTCAAAGCTTAAAAAATTCATCTCACGAAAGTTTCTTGTGTGGCTTTCTTCTACTTCCTTGCTAATGTATGGCAAAATCACCGGTGAACAGTGGGTTTACATCTCAATGATTTATATTGGAACGCAGGCGGTCATCGACTCCTTCCTCCAGTGGAAAGGTAAATCCTAGTGATTTTTCTCTCTAAGGCATGGGCGTGGATCAAAAAGTCCTGGAAGTTGGTTGTCGGTCTCATTGTAGGATTCCTCGCCGCATTTTTTGCGCTAAGGGAAGGTCCTGTCTCCGAGGGTTTCAGGGCACTCATGAAGATACGCAAGGACGAAGAAGAGCTAGAAGAAAAGATTGAAGATGAACTTTCATCTCAATCTGAAAAAGAAAAGAGAATCGACGAGGAAACACAAAAGCGCCTCGCAGAGATAGAAGAGCAGTTCAGGGAAAAGAATCAAGAACTTGAACAAGACAAAAAAGAAGAAGTAAAAAGAATAGTACGGGAAACCGACGGTGATCCGAGTGAGCTAGCAAGGCGACTCAGTGAATTGACAGGTTTATCCGTAGCTAGTAACGATGTAGAATAGATTGATATGGAGATATCATGAGCGAATTTGATTTTATTGATGATTATGCTGAGCCTCAAGCTAATCTTGAGACTCTTGCTGAGAATGCTGCAGAGTCAGCCATTAACATTGCCTTCATTGGCGTCGGCGGCGGAGGATGCAAGATTGCCAAGGCTTTCTTAGATCTAGGCTTTACCAAGACAATCCTGCTGAACACAACAACTAAGGATTTCCAGACAGGTATTAATGAGGACCACCTTGTTGCTCTCCCTGGTGCTGATGGTCTGGCAAAGAACATTGAGCTCGGTCGACAAGTTCTGTCTGAGAACAGCGCCTTTGTAGAAGACGCTCTTCGTACGAAGTTAGGTAAAGTTGATTGGCTCTTCGTCTGTGCAGGCGGAGGTGGTGGTACAGGATCATCTGCTTACACTCTGGACCCCGTTTTCAAGAGATTCCTAGAAACCAATGAGGCAACTGGTAAAGTTGTCTACGTTATCTCCCAGCCTACTGCACAAGAGAAGCTTAATTCTACCATCAAGAAAAATGCAGCATCCCTTCTGAAGGATGTTCAAAAAGATCCCTACGTTGTTCTTGACAATGAGAAACAGCTCAATGCTTTCCGCGGCCGCGTTGGTGTTCTAGGTCTTTACCCGGCAGCAAATAAAGCTTTTGCCAAGATGTTTTGGCAGCTTCTTCGTCTTGCTGACGAACCCTCACCCGTTCAAGTGTTTGACGGCAAGGATCTTGAGAGATTTTTAAGCTCACCCGGCCGTATGGTTGTAGGTTCTTCGATTTGTGCACCAGGACCTAACTTAGGTGTGCAGCTCTACCAGACTTGCCTAAATAATTCTCCTTGCCCGACGCCAAAGGGGCATGCTGAGACAGGTGTTCTTCTGCAAGTAATCACTGAAGATCATGCTAACGATGTAAGTATCAGCGGTCACCTTGAAGCATCAACTGCCTACGTGGGCGGAAGAACCAATACGCTTTTCTCAGGCATTTATGTTCGTGATGATCTTCCGGGACTCGTGACAGTATTAGCTTTAGGCGGCTTGAAGTGAGATTTCTCTTAGCTGCAGCACTGATTGTTGCACCGCAGCTATCTTATGCTGAGTGTGCTGATCTGACCCCGCTTAATCAAGGGCAAACAGCGCCGTGTGACGGCGTGCATGTAAAAGCAGCAGCGATGGCTAAGATTGTAGTTGATATAGAAAATGCTAAGAAGCAGTGTGATCTTCGGGTAGATGAGCAAAAGAAAAAATCCGATGCTATATGCACCGGAGAGCTTGGTAAGCGCGATGTTGAGATCCTCACAATAAAGAATATTCACGAGTTAAAAGAGGATATGCGGAAGAAGCAGATTAACTTTCTTGTAACTCAACTTGATAAGTCACAGCGCCCTGGCTGGTATTTCGTTGCAGGTACTGTAGCAGGAATTGCAGTCACTATGGCATCTGCTTGGACTTTAAACCAGATAAAATAGCAGTGCAAGACCATATTTATTTCGACTCACTGTTACCGGAGTAGATAATGGCCGTTAAGATCACTGAAACTGCCTTGCGAGAATTTGTAAGGAACATGCTTCTAGAAGAAGCAGGAGACGATGCTCCCGCAGAGGAGACAAATCCACCTGCAGTATCTGAAATACCGATGGATAAACCGGATACTCCTTTAGAGGCAGATCCCCAAGTTGTTGATAATGAGCTTGGACCACCCACTGCAGATCCTTCCTACGTTCCCGATGGAATGCCTGAGTTAAAAGTTGCAGTTGGAAAACTTCTAGATGATGTTCCTGACTCTGCAATCGGAACTGCTTATAAAATAGTTCGAAAATCCCTGGATAACCTGCACAGCGTTCTGAGGCAAAGGTCTGAGATCAGCCCGGGAGTAGAAGTTGTCATACCCGGTAGCTTCGAGCCTGGTGATCCTATTTCTACTGAGGAACCCGCTGATATCCTTGACTTAAGCGAAAGCACAAGCCTGGAAAGATTAGTATACTTTATTTCTGAAGCACCTTATGAGCCCGGCCGAGTAAGCATGGATAGCTCTTTAGTTAAAGGAGTTTCCGATCCCACAGATCCTTTTGCGAACATAGAATTCGCCGAAGAAGATGAAGAGTTCGAAGAAGAAGAAATAGAAGTTTCTCCCGCATCCCCGGGCCCTCGAAGAGTTGTAGATGCTCCAAAGGGAGATGTAACAGCGGCCGGATTCGGCACTGATGACGAACAACCCGATTCTGATCTTGAAAAAATGATCGGAAGCCAAATGTCCTCAGCGCAAGCTGAAAAGATGCGAAAAGATCAGGAGGCTGCAGAAAAAGCTCAGGCTGTTATTGATAAAGAACAGGGTGTAGTTTCTCAGATGCTAGTAGATAAAAGCCTAGCTAAGAGAATCGAGATCGCAAAAGAAATGTTTGCCAGCAAGGCAAGTGCTATAGATGCAGCACTCGCGAAAGGTGACGATCTAGATACAGTTCTTGATTTTGACGAGCTTGAGAGAGTTCAAGAAGAGCTTGAGTCAACTGATGCGTTCACCCAGTCAATGCAGGCAGGATCAGCAAAGTTTAGTGAAATGTCTGACGAGCTTAAGTCACGCTATGCAGATGTTTTTCTCGGCGGTGGTGAGCCAATGAAGTCTAGTGTGTTTAGAAACCTTCAAGATTCTGCATTCATGAAATTTATGCTGGGCTTAGCTATTGGTCCCGATGTATTTGATGAGAAGTTTGTTGAATTTATAATCTCTCCCCCAGAGGATGCTAAGAAAATTAGAAGCTTCCTGATAAAGCACACTGATGTGGCGAGAATAATGTCGAACCCCACAGCAGGCGGTGTCGAAAAAGTCTTGGACCAGCTTCGTGAAAAATCCGCTGGGAGCGACCTAGTCGACCAGTACAAACATCTTGTAACTCTTTACTTGGCTAATGATATTGATTTCCCTGGAGCAAAATCTTCAAAGTTTCACTTCAACAAAAAAGTTGGAAACGATGCTCTAGAGAAAGCAGTATCTGGCCTTATTCGGAGGGGCGAAAAAGAAGCCTACGATAATCTTGAACAGCTTCTTAACGATCCAAAGAACAAGAAGACAGTTGCAGGCCACTTAGGCAAGGGCTGGAAGATTGAACCCTGGCGGTCCAAAGAAGCTGAAGAGGAAGTACCAGCCCTAGAACCCCAGCCGGACGCTAGTCCTGCCGCGACAATTAAACGCTCAGCAGGCGGCAGAACTTTCCGCCGACGAGCAGCATCTGAGATATCTGAATCCATGACACCTGCAGATGCTATCTTGCAATCTGCTCCGGTAAATCCCGACCTAGACAAAGCCCTCCTTCTTGTGAAGGGCATTGCATGAATAAGCGCTTCTTAAAGGAGCTTAGTAGTGAACTTAGGCAGGGTGCTGCTGAAAAGCAGCAGTATACTTCGAGGCTTCTTTCTGAGATGCCAATGCCTGTCCTTCCTAGAGAAAATTTTAGATCAAGATGGGAAGTTTTGGAGTCACCAAAGCGTCTTGCACGATCATATAGCTTCCTAAGTAGCAAAAAAATGCAGGAATTTATAAATGAGCTTTTAGAATATCAGGGAAAAACAAATCACGCTGGTGACATTAGAATCAATCATGGCGATGTAATGATTGAAGTCTATACCAAGGACTTGAACTGCCTTACAGAGCTAGATTATGAGTACGCCAAGATGGCTGATCTTATCTACCAGGACCTGGAGTATTACGGTGATTAATCAGAACGAAGAGAGGTTTTTCGCTTCCGAAAGCCTCCAGGGAACTTTGACACCCGATTTACTAGAAGGAAGATCTACAGCAGGTTCTTTTGCGTTAATGGCAGGAGGCCAGGAATATGAGCTTCATTCTTATGATGAAGGGCCAACCGGCGTCACTATGATTTTTAATTGCAGCGCTGATATGTTGCCGGCAATACTTGACGCAAATGCATCGGGTATTAATTTGCGCTGCGGAAAAAATGAAATAACCCGGGATCTTTCGAGATATGAGATCAGCTGGGATATAATTAGAATTGGGTCATCTAACTACAAGGTGACACTATCTTTTTCGAAGAACCAGGCAGGAATAATAAATGGCTAACGAGAAATCAAATCCAAAGCCCGCTGAAAAAAATACGCAGGCCACTCCTCCGGGACCGTTTGATAAGTTTATTGATGACCAGCTCAAGAGAGAGCAGAAGAATATAGCGCGCCACAAAAGCGTAGCCGATCAAGGTGAAACACCGCAGCAGAAATACAACAGGCTTTACCGAGAAAATCCCGGTAACAAGACGGTCTGGAGAAAAAAATGAGTAAGAAGATAACAACAGGATCTCAGCTTGAGAAGTTCCTGAAGCGCCTTGTAAGTGAGAGCATGGACCAGGCCCAGGAAGAGCTTGAAAACTTAAGCGAAAATTCTATTCCGCATCTTCGAGAGCAAGAAGAAGCCGAAGAAGAAGTTGAGGAAGAAGAAGTTGAGGAAGAA